TCTTCACATCCTCGCCCGTCGTGCGATCCTTGACGAACGCTGCGGTTTTGAACTTGAACAGCGTCTGGCCATCATCGTTCGTGTGGTACGGCATGTACGGTTCGTTGCGCCACTTCTTGCCGTCGAACTCTGGCATTGCCTTTGCCTTTTCGATGAGGCCGTTGCAATACTTCTTCATCTTCGCTTCCGTGTCTGCATCGAACTCCACCGAAATCTGGAAGTTTAGCTTGCCGTTGTTGTCATCGACAACGGTATTGACCTTCGACCAGTACGCCGTACCCTGCGGGGAAGCAACGAGCTTGTCGGACATCATCTTGTTCACATTCATTGGCATTTCTCCTTTGCGTTAACATGTATGCATCTAAAAGTTATTGCGTTAAAGTTTCCGTTATGCTATACTTAGAGATATAGGGAATAGCACAACGGTTATCTCGTTCACAACAATGTTATTATACAACGGTAGAGTGAATGTGTCAACATGTTTGTGAAAGTTTTTTTAGGGGGGAAAAGAAATATGTTATATGATCCAAAAAGAAACCGCATTCGTCAGCTACGAGTAGCCAAGGGAATCGACGCACGCACCGATCTTGCCAAGGCAATCAAGGATGCTTTCGGCGTAGAGATGACATCGATGACGATCGGCCGCATGGAGAACGGCGAAGTGAAGCCGAGGTTCGACCTGATCTACGCGATGGCTAAATTCTTCGATGTCTCCATCGAATATCTCATGGGCATCTCCGACGATCCGCATGGGGACGGTCGCAGGAGACTCAATGACAACAACAAAGACCAGGACGATACACCACCAGAAGTCAAGATGGCGATGGAGACGCTGAAGAAGCAGCTCGTGACAGCGATCAAGGCACGCGAAGATCAGCCATCGGAAACGATGTAAAAAAAAAAGAAAGCGGCGGGTCACAATGACTCGTCGCTTTCTTTATGCTGCCATAGTTGCGATTGCATCGAGGATTCGACTGATTACATAGTTAGCTTCTGGTGGAACTTCAATGCCCTGTTCGCCCATCGTCGCAAGCGCAAGAGATAACGCTGAAAGTCCTTTGATCCATTCTTGAAAATCTTCCTTGCTAATCATTACATCCATGCAATTATCCTCCGTAAAAACACACCTAAAAGTTGGAATCTTCGTATGAAACATCATCCACGATGTACTGCGAAGCGGCTATATATTCAAGCAGCTCTGCCTCGCATACACAGAGAGCTTCGAATATCTGTGTCATACTGTTAATCCACATATTTTCGTTATAATTTATATACCAATCCCCCCCCTATGTAATCGTTATCAACAACTCAGAGTATAGGACTTAAAACAAGAAAAATCAAGTGGAAATTTTATAAATGAATTGCTTCTATGCCTCTATGGTATCGTGATAGAATTTGTTTATTGAATCGTATCATAAGAAATACGCCGTATTCGAAATTCTTCCAATTCAATAGACAATGATTTCTATTGCACTAATGTTACAACAATGTGCTTCAGATGTCAAGGATTAAACTCTGCAAAGTTCTGTGAATTAAACATCTGTGAAATAATATCGGTACTAAGTACAATGGATTTTATCATATGTATTCTCCAGCAATAAACGAAAGCACGGATGCTCTTGCTTTTCGATACAAAAAAGGAACCAACGACGCGCCGCCGCTGGCTCCTACGTAGTGCTACTATCCTATTGCTATGTTATCCACATGTTTTTCCACAGGTGAGTTTCGTCACCAGTCGAATTTCTGTTCACGGTGGAGCGTTGAACTCCTCCGATTTGTTCGATGGTCTACGATGTTAAGCTCTACTTGTCGGGAGGAAACCTCCCAACACTCTACTACGATAACCGTTATACATCCGTGCTGCCCTTCTTGCGGAGTGCCGTCGTTCGGAACCTGCCTGCGGCAGAACCCTCGCGCCGTCCCTTCCGCTGTCTGCGACAGAATCGAGAAACGTTATGACACTAGGGAGAGGCGGTGGTTGTTGCTATCGTATCCTCATCGTAGAGCCTGTGGTTATCGGTAGTTCGTATCGGGATGATTCTTTATAAATTTTCTCTGTATCGTTCGGAGGTAGGACTTGACAATCACATCGAATCCATGAAATGCTTGAAGGCTTTTGAGCTTTTTGAAGACACGTCTCCCCGAGGCACGACAAAGAAAAGAACTTCGTCGTGACTCAAGGAGAGCGTCGATAAACCATGATGCCCGTTAGGATCATCGCCCCCATCGACCACCAGCTACGCATATCCATCGTCATCCGTTGCTTATCTCTCCGCAACGTCGAATGGCCTCCCAGAACCCGAAGGTTCTTCGAGATACATCACCGCAACCCAGACCGTTTATTCTCATGGCCGTCTTCGCCCCAGAGAGAAACGCCGAAAGCTGGTGGTTGAAAAGCGTTTGTCGATGGTAGCCGCGTCCATCTATCTCTCATGCCTATTTATTCCCTCGGCACATCGGGGCGTTTTTGATACCCGAGTTCTTCCGCTAAACTCGCACGAAGCCTTGACGTAGCGGCGTTCGTATTGTATAATCTAAGTAATCATTTTATATCGATGAACGCTTGGCTACGTCAAGACTTCGATAGAAACCCTTTGAGAACTTTGCTCGTCAAGGTTCTCTTTTTTTTGCCTGTATTCATTCCCCCGGAGCTGCCGAGGTATCTTGTGGATAATCATAGCATATGTAGTTCAATCTTGTCAACAACTTTTTTGTTACCGCTATAACGGTATAGAGGTATAACGGTATAGCGGTATAACGGCATAGAGGTATAACGGTATAACGGTATGAATGGCGAAAACATTGATGTTACCGCTTGTATTTCATCGAATAACGGTGTATTATAGGGGCATAGAGGTATACCGTTATAACGGTATAACGGTATAGAGGTATAACGGTATGGAGGTATGACTATGATTACCATCGCGATCTGCAATAAAAAAGGCGGCGTCGGCAAGACTACCACAGCATATACGCTGGCGGCAATGCTTAAATTCAGAGACTTCAAAGTTCTCGCCATCGATCTCGATGGACAATGCAATCTCACAAAGGTTTCAGGGTTCAATAAAAACTGTCCGACCGCATACTCCGTGCTTACACGCGAGGTTCCCATCAAGAACGCCATCGTTAAAACGGAGTGGTTCGATTTCGTCAAGGGCAGCAGGTCGTTGTTCACCATCGGGCAGGTGTTGTCCGAAGGGCCGGGGCGCGTCATGCGTCTTATCAATGCTCTAAAGACTATCGATAAGGATTACGACTTCTGCATCCTCGATACGCCGCCAGCCGTGGATGTTGTCACGACTAATGCAATGATGGCTGCGGATTACATCGTGATCCCTGCGGAGGCCAACGAGCTTTCGACGGACGGCATCGTGTCTGTCAGTGATAGCGTCAAGGAAGTGCGGGAATACTTTAATTCCAATCTGGCAATCGCAGGCATCCTCCTGACGCGCTACCGTGGCAGAACGAACATCGCGCAGGACTACAAGGAAATCTTCAAGAAGTACGCGAAGACCATCGGCACTACTCTGTTCAAAACGGAAATCCGCGAAACTATTGCGTTCTCGGAAGTCCCGTCGATCCACCAGCCGATCTTCATGTATCGCAAGGATTCGACGGGGACGGAGGACTACTCGAAGTTCACTACGGAACTCCTTAAGGTCATCAAGAAAAACGAAGAGAAGCTGGCAGAGACAAAGGCGCTGGAGGAAGAAAGGAAGACAACGGCGATAACGGAGGACAAGCTCAATGTCTAAAAGAAAAAGATTTACGTCGGATGCGATGAGGAATGTCTTCCTACATGGCGATGAATACAATAAAGAGCCTCCTGCGATTCCGAAGAGGGACGAAGAGCCAGAGGAGCCAGAGTCTAAGCCTGAGGAATCTCCAGAGGAAAAGCCAGCGGAGCCGCCGAAGAAGCCAAAGGCGAAATCGTGGGACGTGAAGACTTCTATATATCTTACCAACGAGGAATACGAACTGTTCCGCAGGTATGCATTCGAGAGCAATACAAAAATCAGCCGCGCCATCATAGACGCAGCGGTCGCACATATTAAAGCAATGGAGGGCGAAGAGTAATGAAAAAGTTTTTCAAGGTAATCGTGCTGGTAGCTGTGTTCATCCTGTCATCCTTCGGGATGTCCGAGGCAGCGTCGTACAACTTCGTGAGCATCAGCAACCTCACGCCGCAGGAGTTCATGCAGCAGATGGAAGAGCTGTCGCAGCAGGAGAAGCACGGGCCGTTGACGTTCTCCGACCTGAACTATGGTGGCCCAGATGCCGATAATGCCTACACAATCTATGTTGCCCACATGGGCAAATACACGACGGTAAAATTCCGTTGCGACAATAGAGGCATGGTAAGCAGCGTTATGCTCAAGCATTCCCGTGCATACAGTGCTCCAGACGAAGTGTTCGACGAGCAAATCAATGAGCAGGTCGATGCCGAGCATTGCATCATGAAAATCATTGGAATGAACGACGAGGAAATTCAGGAGTTCTACAATGCCAGCGACGGACACTCGAACGTTACCGAAAAGATGTACCCGCGCATTTCCAAGCGCGTCATCGAATGCAGCAGCATGGATGTTGATCGTAGCAATAGCAGCGACCCAATCTACACAAGCTCCTACGCATTCTTCGTATCGATGGAATGACAAAAAAAGTCCCCGGGGATTTTCCTCGGGGATTTTCTTTGCCTGCGTAGGTAGCAATGATGCTTCATATTTTAGAAATAGAAGCAGGATATTTTAATCGAATGTCGAACTATATTGTATGAGTCAATTAGGATCAATAGGATTGGATGGTGAAGTCAAATGAAAGCAATCGGAATTGCCATGATTATTTTTGGAATTGTCGGGCTAGGATTGGGGGCAATGATGTTTGGTGACATCGGGATTTCTTGCTCCTATGCAGCCATTGTGTCTATTCTTGCTGGCGTGGGATTCGTGAAAGCGAGTGGAGCTATCGAAGCGCATAGCAAGTGACGATTTCATACGAGGAGGGGTTTCAATGAAAAAATTCCTAGTAGTAGCATTATCGGTACTCCTGTGTTTCGTCCTCGTCGGATGCGGCGGGCCGAAGAAAGTCTCCGATCAGCAGATGACGCTGAGTCTTAGCTATGGCGATCGGAGCGGAACGTATACGGGCGAGGTCAACGATAAGAATGTCCCGAATGGCAAAGGTAAGTTCACGACGAAAAATAGTAAAGGCATGACTTGGGTTTACGAGGGACAATTCAAAGATGGGCACTTCGATGGATCAGGAAAAACAACATGGCCTGATCTTGGAAGATCGGAAGAAGGAACGTATTCCAATGATCGTTTGAACGGTCAGGGAAAACTCGTAGATAAATACAGCCCGCAAAACAATTATGAAGGAAATTTCGAGAATGGCGTTCCTATGGTTGCAGAGACAGCCAATGTAAACGAAGCTGTAACTTATGCAGATTGGGAATACAAAATTACGCAGGTAAAAGAGCAGACGAGTGCTGGTAACAAGCAGCCAAACGGGAGATATGTTGTCGTAGTCATTGACGACCAAAACAACGGTACTGAAACCCGTCAGCCAGCGCCGGAAGGGTTCTTCGTTCTGTACAATAAGCAAACTGGCGCTACGTACAAGATGGATGGCGAAGCAAACTTAGCGCTTAGAATGAGCACAAAGGATTGGAACGGCCCGTGGTATTTGAGCGAGGTCAATCCGGGACTTTCAGTTTCTGGGATTTCGTTGTTCTTTGATGTTCCAAAAGATGTCCAGATTAGCGATTTGAAATTCCTGCCGAAAGATGGATTCGGAAAGGCGAAGCCTATTCAGCTCCAGTGATCGAATCGAAAAGAACTCCCCGAGGGTAATGTCTCGGGGAGTTTTTGTGTCAACGCTTGCTTGCCTTGATATTCAGCGCAACATACAGAATGTCATTTGCGAGCTTGCTCCTGCTCAATGGCATCCACGATGACGCCGCCCTTGTTCCGCATGAATTCGTAGCGATGTCCCGGCTCAACGCTGATTCCGCGCTGCCATCCACGGTATCGGTCATGATACTTCTGCTTCTTCCACGCGCTGGAAAAGACGATGCCGCTGATGTCTCCGTAGTCCGTGGCGAACGTGATGCGTGCCATCAGCCCACCGTTCTTGTCGGTGAACTCGTGGATGTCCTTCGGCGTGCCGATCAGCACCTTTGGCAGCTCGTGAAACGAGAACGAAAGCACCTCCATCTCACCGGCGATAGCATCGTAGCGCTTCTCGGCGTTCTCTACGAACATCACCTCGCCGAGCTTCTGATACCACTTCAGGCGCATGTCCTTTGCGTGGCGATGCTTCTTTTCATCTGTGGTGCTCCACGCCTGCTCTTCGTAGTATTTGATGCGCTCTTTGCAATGCGCCTTGCGTTCCATGACTTCCTTCGTAGACTGGAGGTTCGCGATCATCCAGCCACGGGACTTGCCTGTGTAGTCCATCGCACCAGCCTTGATGAGATTTTCGACCACACGCTTGTTGTACGATGACACCACAGTATCCCAGTCAAGCGATGGGAGCTGCGGAATCTCGCCGACGCCTTTGATGTACGTCAGTCCAACACGGAGTGCATCGCCCTCCACCGTCCACGTCAGGTTCCCGACCTTGAGGCTCGGCGGGAGAATCCTGATTTTCATACGGCGGCACTCCTCGATGTACGGCAGGAGCTTCTTCTGGTCGCTCCTCGAATTGAGCAGCGCACACATGTACTGCACAGGGTAATGAGCTTTGAGATACGCCGTCTTGTACGAGAGCTTCGCGTAGGAAACCGCGTGGCTGCGATTGAAGCAGTACCTTCCAGCCGCTTCGATCTGCTTTGCTACCTCCGCTGCTACCTCGTGGGAGTACCCGTTCTTCTCGCAGCCAGCAACGAACTCTGCGACGGCCTCTTTGATTTTCGTAAGCTCCTTGCGACCGATAACCTTGCGGAGTGCATCGGCCTGCCCAAGGTTATATCCAGCCATCTTCATTGCGATTTTCATAATCATTTCCTGATAAACCAAGACGCCATAGGTGCTACCAGCGATTTCTTCCATTGCCTCACATGGATACGTGACTTCGATTTTCCCGTTCTTCGCATCGATATACTGCTGGAGCATGCCAGAATCCAGCGGGCCCGGGCGATAGAGCGCAACGAGAACTGCGAGGTCATCGAAGGAATTGACGTGGAGTTCCCGCGCAATCTTCTGCATGCCCGGCGATTCCATCTGGAATACGCCCGTCGTGTTGCCATCGGCATACATCTGATAAGTCTTTGCGTCATCCATCGGGATACTTTCGAGGGACAGCGGCACGTCAATCATCTTCAGGCAATCGTCGATGATGTCCAGCGTGCGGAGGCCGAGGATGTCCAGCTTCAGCAGCCCCATCGCCTCCAGCGTGTGATACTCAAAGGCTGCGACGCGGATGTACTCGCGCTTGCCCGTCGATGTATTCGTCGATGTGCAGCCCTCGATGGGACAATACTTTTCGACGGCATCAGGGGTAACAAGGATCGCCGACGCATGGACACCTTCTTTGTCGAGACGCCCGGCGAAATGCTTGGACACATCGAGGAGGCGTTCACGTTCCTCCTTCGTAAAGTCCGAGGGGACTGTGAGGATTTCATCGAGAGATTCTTTGAGCTGCCGTGTAACCGCGAGAACTCGCTCATGTGTCCACCGCAATCCCGTGTCCAGCTTATTACTCTTGCGACGTTTTACCTCGGCTTGTGCGGCATCTGAGAGGGATAAAAATTCCTCTTTCTCCAGCGCTTGCTCGGCACGGAGAACCGCCTGCTTACCCACGTCGGGCTTGTCGGGATTCTTGGTATAGCCGTAGGTCGTGACCTTGTAGACCGTACCGTAGTGCTCTCTGATATAGTCGATGATGCGGCTGCGCTGATTCGTCGATACATCGGTGTCGATGTCCGGCATGGTGACGCGATACGGATTGCAGAAGCGGAAGAACTCTGTGCCGAACTTGATGGAGTCTACCTTGTGAAATCCCATGAGATACCCGACGAGGCAACCAGCAGCAGACCCGCGCCCCTCGCCGACTGGGATGTTGTTCTTCACGCACCAGTTTACCAAGTCCCAGATGATGAGCAAGTAGTTCAAGTAATTCGTCGCTTCAAGGTCTTTCATCTCTGCCTCGAAGCGTTCTGCGTATTCGGCGTAATGCCCGTGCGGGACTTTGGCTTTCCAGTTCTTCCGGCAGATTTCGCGGACAACTTCGCCAGCATCGCGGTCGGTGTAGACAGGGTAATGCATACCGCCGAACTCAATCTCCACATTGCACATCTCAGCGATCCGTGCCGTGCTCTCGATGCATTCGTCTTTGACATCATCTGGAATCCACGGCGTTTTCCGCAGCTCGTCCTCGCTCCATTGGTAGTTCTCGTTGTCGTGGTATCCGTTGCCGTGAATCTGCAACCACAGGTAATGATAGGGTTCGTCTTCGGGACGAGCATAGTGGGCATCGGTCGTAACCACGAGGGGAACATTGTACTTCCGCGCAAGGCCAATGACCTTCGCATTGTACTCCTGCTGCTTGTCGATGTTGAGCGGCTGGATTTCTGCGAAGAATCTGTCCCCGAAGATGTCATGGAATTTCTCGAACCATTCTTCGCCGTCTGGCGTATTCACGATGGACGCCATGCACGCCGACAAACAGATGATGCCAGCGCTATGCATCCGCAGGTCATCCACGTCGATGCGCGGTTTGTAAAACATGTGGGCTTCTTTGTAGGCAATCGTGTCGAGCTCTTTGAGATTCCGATAGCCCACATCGTTCATTGCAAGGAGCACGAGGTGGTGCGTCATCGAACGGTCGCGGACTGTGATGTCTGGGCAGAAGTAGAACTCGCAGCCGATGATCGGCTTAATGCCTTGTGCTTTGCATTCCTTGTAGAACTCTACGACGCCACGCATCGTCCCGTGGTCTGTAATGGAAAGCGCGGTGGCTCCCAGTTCTTTCGCCCGCGATACCATCTCTGGGATCGTCTGGTATCCATCGAGCAAGCTGAAATGACTGTGGTTATGCAGCGATACGTATTTCATTCAATCCCCCGTTTCATTGGCTTTCCGTTTTCGTCTAAGACTCTCTCGCAGGAATGAATATGCTCTGTTCCCTTGTACTCCTTTTTGATAGCAGCTTTGTTGGTAGCCCAGACATTCCTCACGGATTTCTTCTGCGACTCGTATTTGTCCCACGATTCAACGCGGTAAAGATATTCGTACTTGCCCATTGCTTTCTCCTTTGCTGTCACAGTTCGATTCCCTGCGGGTAATGCCCGAGGCTGTTCCACGCGCAGAGATAACGGAATAATTTGTTGTTGTCCTCATTATACATCGGAGGTACGCAGGAGAAAATGTCAACGACTGACATGTGTTCCCGCTCCTGAATCTTCGTAATCTCGCGGCCAATCTCATAAAAATACATAGACACCAATCCTTTCGTTCCAAAATACATAGGAAACCTTCGTAGACGCACGAGAATGCCCCTCATACCTCTATGACGTTATAACGCTATACCTCTATAACGTCATACCTCTATAGAGGTACGTGGGGCATCTCAGGCGTCCATTTTTATATCAAAGATACTTTGCGATGAAATAGCTCTGGCCTTTCGGCGTGATTTCCGTTGTTTTTGTGATTGACCTGAATCCAGTCGCGGGATTCGTCCACGTCGTTTCCTTGATATGGAACAGTCCTGATTCCATAGCTTTCTGTGTCGGGATGTTCCATTCGTTCTTCGACTTCTGCAAGAGGTTATCATCGCGGAGTTTTTCAAAGAGCCTCGTGCGCCCAACATGAGCGCCGCTCTGACGGAGAATCTTTGCCATGTCTCCGATGCTGATGTTCTCCTCTGCCGATGTAATGGCTTTGCCGAGCTCCGTCATCGGCTTCTCGCGCTCGATCCTTGCTTCGAGGTCTTTGGATTTCTCCTGTTCTGCTTTGAGCGCTTGGAGAAGACCGATGGCAAAGTCGGGGTCACTAATGACTCTCGCCATCGTCTCCGTTGTCATGTACGCGCCGTGCTTACGAATGCTTGGGAGAACATCGTTCGTTACCCAATGCTTGAACTTCTTCGCCGCTGGCAGTTTTGAACCGAAGACCAATGCATACACGCCTGATTCGTTGATGAACCAGTTGTCCTGCCGACCGAAGGTTTCCTGCATTTCCTTTAGCGAGCTAAAGAGTTTTCCCATTTCGTTACCCCTGCTTCCACGCAGGAACTTGTCTTCCTCATCAACGTGGTCGAGGATAGCTTTGTTCGTGTTGCGGTATCCAAGGATTTCTGCAACGTCTTTGCCAACGAACCACGGGCCATCTTCGAGACGTACCGTGCGAACCGAGCCGAACTCTTCATTGTTGAAAATCTGGACTTCATTCATAAACTTTTTCCTCCATAGATAAAAACATTGCGGCGTTGTCCCGACGAGCCCGAAGCTCCTTCAGGAGATTTTTTAACATGCCCTTGCGCTCGATGAATCCCGCCGCTTCATCGGCGGGCATTTTGATGAGCGCATTGAGAATCACATCAGGAATCAATTCAATGCCTCCATTCTCTCGATGAGATCACGGACGAACCGTTGGTCGCTGCGACGTGCGATGCGTCTCTTTTCTTTCTGCGTGCAGAACTCTGTAGACAGATGGTCGAACATCGGGTCATCGCGGAAGTTCCAATGGTGCGGACACGGCGGCATCTTGTCCCCATTCTTGTAAGACTTCGCATACTCATAGAGGTGCGGCTCCTTCGTCTGTACTGTGAAACGAATGTACTTCATGGTATCACCTCCTCGTGAATCAAATAACATCTTTGTTAATTCACTTATATATTACTACGTTAACAAAAATGTGTCAAGCAAAACAAAAAAGAGGCCCGACAGATTTCTCTGCCGAGCCTCGAATATCACAGGCAACCGTGGAGGATAATGCCCCCGGCGACACCTGCAAGGAACGAACCGATGTTCGTCCGATGACGTTTCTTCGTCTCATCCTTCTTTACCTCTTTGACCTCTGCGTCCTTCTGCGCTTCGAGCTTCGCGGTGTTCTGTTCGACCGCCGTCTGCACCTCGCGCTGGACAATCGGCGTCACATCGAGAACCGTCTTGGATTCCTGCTCCACCTTGAGCTTTCCTTTTTCAAACTTCTGCTGCTCATTGTCGAGCGTCGCGAACTTCGTCTGCTGTCCATTGTAGTCAACGACAATCTCGGGCCTCTTCGTCGCGATCTGGACATCAGCGTCGTGCGCCGATTCCTTCGGGACGTACTGCACCTCCGTCTTCGTCTCCGCAGCGACAGGGACTTTGACCTCTTTGACTTCCGTGACGGTCACGGGCTTCTCTACGATGTTCGCACCGAAATGCTGGCACGCTTTCCAGCCTGCGAAAAACGACAGGCCAGCGATGAGAAGCACGATGAGCACCTTTACAATCGCAGCTTTATGCTGCATGATGAAGTCCATCACTCTGCCTCGTAGATGTAGTCAGCGTCGAGCTGCTTCCCTGCAATCGTCGCGGAATCCGTGTACTGCCACATGTAGCCGCAGATACCATCGACACCATCGCCCGGACATGGCTCCTGCGGATTGCTATACCAGCTTGCATTCCAGACGGCGCAGCCGAGGGACTGCCAATCGATGTAGTTGTTCAGCCAAGACTCGCTTGCATAGACACCGCAGTTCAGACCGATGTTTTCGACGAACGTCTGACAGAGTGCCGTCGCATCCGCTGGATCAAAACCGTGACGAGACTTCCAGCCATCCGCGTCCTCCATATCATAGAACACGGGAAGCTCCAGCATAACCCCAGCTTCGTCGATGGCATTGCGGCAGTTCTGCGTGTTCCGCAGAGCATCATCGGTGTCCGTCGAGTAGTCGTAGTGGTATGCGCCGACGAGAAGACCTGCGTCATGTGCGCGGTTTACGTTGTCGAGGAACATTGTGTCGCGACCGTTCTGCCCATAGGAACAACGCACGATAACGAAGTCATAGCCCTCGGCTTTCGCCTCCGCGAAATCGACGTACCCGTTGTTTTCACTTACATCAAAACCTTTCATTTCACATCATCCTTTCCATACGGCCTATCATTTTCCGTCGAGTTGAATTTGCTATCGGTGAGATACTTTGCCTGCGCTGCGCGTGCGATGCCGTAAATCGTAGCGCCAGCGGTTGCCACCGTTGCGATGCCGGAGACACCGATGTTCAACTCGAACTTCGTCCCGAAGATTCCATTGAGCCAGAAACCTGCGAGGATCGATGCCGTCCAGCAGGTCAGCAGTAGAAGCACAATGGCCCCCGCGCCATACACGAGCGCCATGTGATGCACCTCCGACCACGATGCAAACTTCTGAATCCTTTCCTTCATTTCAACACCCCCCAGATTGCGATGCCGACCGCGATACTCCACGCGAGAAATTCCTTGATCCCGAAGAACTTTGCCTTGTTCTCTTCAAGGGACACAATGCGCTCCTCATGTTCGTCGAGGATCGACGTGATCCGCGTGTTCTCCTCTTCTCTCGCTTGCAGCATCGTTTCCATTCGCGCAATCCTCTCGGACATTTCCGAGAGCTTGTCGTAGAATTTGATGACTTGCGATTCATCCATAGACCTCACCTCTTTACGTCTTAGGTTTCGCCTTTTTATCGTAGACGAACTTGCACGTCGCTGGAGCACCGAACGGCGTCCTCTTCGTCATCGATGTACTCGGCTTCGAGCGACAGAGCGTAACGAGCTTCAGCGAAGGACAACCAGCGAAAGCCTTTGCCTCGATGATCGATACGTTCGACGGGATGTACAGTTCCTCCAATGCCGTGCAGCCATTGAACGTGTTGTTATAGATGGTGTCGAAGTCATCACTATGCGGGATAGCGAGGTACTTTGCGCTACCCTCATAGAACCCGATGTCAGGTTTGTTCGCCGTCACGTTGCCGCCAGTATCTTCGCTGGCCGTATGGCAATCCTTGAGATAATTTATGAAAACCATATCGTCACCCCCACTTGACTACGGGCTCATTGTCTGCGCCCCACGGGTATCCACCGATGGAGTTCGCAGGTTTGTGAATGACAATCGTCTCTGGCGAAGTGTCCGTGAAGCAATCCGCTGGGAGCGACGTGATAGTCGATGGGAACGTCACCGTCCCGATGCTACAGTTGCAAAATGCCTTGGAATCTACCTGCGTCACGCCCTCGGGGACATTGATGACAAGCGGCGTGTTCGGCCAGACATCGTTGAAGATGTAGCCGCGTAGCTTCTTCGTTCCCTCGGGGATATTCACTACGGAAAAATCGTCGGCATGATAGATGATTTTCGTTGCCATCTCGGAGAGCTCATTGCTCCCCGTCTCAATCTTCGTTACCGTACTGAAATCAAACGGTATTGTGTTGATTAACATTACATCACCACCAGTTGCAATTTGATGTCAATGGTCGGAACCGTCTGCATCGCACAGAGCGTCATGTAGCCACCCTCCTGCCAAACACAGGAAATGCACGCTTGCGACACAGCTTTGAACATATCAATCTCGGTGTTCGTTGGGAGGCCGAGGAATACAATGGAGTCTGCTTTGATGAGATCATTAGAGAACGAGAACTCCTTGTTCTTCCACGAGGCTGCTGGGACGGTGAGGTCGATGACATTCTTCGTCACCGTTGCAGTTTTCGGGAATACGAAGTCGAGCACGACGTTATCGTCCGTGCCAGAGTTCGTGACGCTCGGCGTATCTCCTGTCGTGACTGTGCCAATCTTCACATGGCTGCCACCACCGTCAGAACCCGGATCACCTTTCTCGCCCTTCGCACCTTTCAATGATTCAAGCCATGCTTTCTCATCGCCTGTGAATCCGTTCTTCTTTGCAATCTCGTAGGCAGACATACCAGAAGCACCTGTCGAACCGTTGCGTCCGCGCAGACTTGCCAGCCATTCTTCCTGTGTCCCTCGGAATCCATCGTCTAACGCAACGTCGTATGCGCTCTTACCTTTCTCACCCCTCATGGATTCGAGCCACGCTTTCTCGTCACCCTTGAATCCATTGTCTACTGCGGTCTGATATGCGGATTTACCAGCAGCACCATCCTTGCCATTCGCGCCGTCCTTGCCTTTGAGCGATTCGAGCCACGATGCTTCCGAGCCTTTATATCCATGGGCAACCGCGATCTCGAATGCGGACTTGCCGTCAGCACCCGGCGTTCCCGGTGTTCCCTCTTTGGAAGTCCCGCCGCCAGCAGGGATCGTGAAGTCGAACACAGCATCGCGATCCGTGCCGACGTTGACAACGCTCGGAGTATCGCCCGTCTTCACCTTGCCAACTCTGATTGTCGCAGCTGTACCGTCTTTGCCCTGCATGGACGCCAGCCACTCTTTCTCTGTCCCTTTGTATCCATTGTCTACTGCGGTCTGATATGCGGACTTACCTTGCATGGACGCCAGCCATTCCTTTTCGGTTCCCTTAAATCCATTGTCCAGCGCAGACTGATATGCCGACTTGCCTTTCATCGACGCCAGCCATTCATCCTCGGTTCCCTTGAAGCCTTTCTCCACCGCATAGCGATAGGCATCTTTGCCATGCAGGGAGGCCAGCCAATCGTCCAAGGTTCCCTTGAATCCCTTGTCCTCTACTGCGTGACGATATGCATCCTTGCCGTGCAGGGATTCGAGCCATTCCTCCTCGGTCTTGTCGTAGCCATGGATGGACGCGAGTTCGTATGCGCTGCGCCCGTCCTCACCATCGACACCATCGAGGCCGTTCTTGCCTTTCAAAGAATCAAGCCACGAGGACTGTGACCCGTGATAGCCATTCGCTACTGCAACATCGTATGCCGATACGCCATCCTTGCCGTCCTTGCCATCCTTGCCGTCTTTGCCCTGCAACGACTTCAGCCATTCATCCTGCGTGCCTTTGTATCCGTTGTCTACTGCGACCTCGTAGGCATTGCGGCCATCTTTGCCGGGGACTGGAACATAGGTAGTGTTCGTGACCGTCGTAGTCTTCTCCCCAGTTTTCTCGTCGGTCTTCGTTTCGGAAGTCGTAGTAGTCTCCGTCTTCCCCTGCACGCTCCAGTCCTGCGGGAACGTGAAGTTGATAACGGCATCGAGCTCCGTGCCTGTGTTGGTAATCGCGAGCTTATCGCCGACCTTCGCCTCGCCAATCTTGACGTGCGATGTCGTGCCATCGAGTCCGCGCAGAGAGTTCAGCCATGCTTTCTCGTCGCCTTTGAATCCGTTGTCCAGCGCAGACTGATATGCCGACTTACCTTCTGGGCCAACGAGAGACGCAAGCCACGTCGATTCATCACCCCCGTACCCGTGTTGCACCGCAATGTCATACGCAGAATATCCGTTCTCGCCACGGGCAATATTATCGAACGACGGAACCTCGAAGTCCCAGACCGATGCATTCGGCGAACCACTATTGTGGATATCGAACTTGTCGCCGACCGTGATCGTGCCGATCTTGACCGTTGCGCCGCGACCGTCGAGGCCATTGTGTCCATCCTTGCCGTCCTTGCCATCCTTGCCATGCAGCGACGCAAGCCAGTTGACTTCCGAGGATGTGTACCCGTTCTTCACGGCAATATCATAGGCGCTCGCACCATCCTTGCCGTCTTTGCCATCCTTGCCATCGACACCGTTTCTGCCGGGCGCACCATCGGAACCTTTGAGCTGGTCGATCCATTCCTGTTCCGTTCCTTTGAAGCCATTCTTCACGGCGATCTGGTAGTTCGATTCACCCGGCGCACCCTTCATCGATGCCAGCCATTCATCCTGCGTACCTTTGAATCCTTTTTCAACGGCGTAAGCATAGGCATCTTTGCCGTCTTTGCCGTCCTTGCCATCGACACCAGCGCGGCCCGTGTCACCTTTGTCGCCCTTCAGCGTCTTCAGCCATTCGTATTCTGTGCCGACGAAACCATTCTTCTTCGCGATGTCATAGGCAGACATACCATCTTTACCAGCGGGGCCGACCTGTCCAGAGCCACCTTCCTTAGTTCTGTTATCGTAGAGCCAGCGCAGGTCTTCCGCGATGACATCATAGACACCATTGTTGTCGCCCGTCGTGAACGGGGACTCCTTCGATACGACGCCGTTCTTTGCGATGAGCCCGTCCTTGTCGCGCTGCTCTAAATATTGGAATCCAGCGTTAAGCATTCGCATCTCCTCCTTTTTCTTTCTCTGCCTGCTTCTCCTCGAAATACTCATAGGCATCAATGACATCGAGGAACACGCCATCGAAGTTTGCACGGAGGATGAGGTCGAGGTACGAGTCATCCGTGCCGAACAAAATTTTCTTCCATTCGTCCGTCCAATATTTCACCTTGAAATCGCCGCCCCAGTCGAGGTTTGGCTCCGCAATCCAATCGCAGTACGACACCGCTTTCTTCCAATCCATGTGATTCGGGGACTGCGGGTCTTCGGAGTCGTGCTTGTAGTTCGACCAGCGGTCATCCCAGTATGGACGGTAGACCTCTGCCTCGCCGAGTGACATGTAGCAGCATAGCATTCGACGAGAACCATTCGGCTTGTGCCGCATCCGCTCCACGTCATTTCGACTAAGGACTTCGCCGTTGTATTCGAGGTCGATGATGAGGCAGTCATACCATGTATCTGCCATTTTCTCGATGTAGTCTTCCTTGCTGGAGAAAGGAGGATTCACGTCAGGCTGCGAGTTCAGCAGAACCATGAAGTTTTCTATGTCATCGATGTGGTAGCAGTCGTTAACGTTGTGCGGGAAGTCATACGTCGGCAGCGATGACAGTTCGCGATCCGTACATACGCAGTCACCGAATCCATTGGCTTTCGTAATCTCGAACGAATGCTTTACCTTGTCAGGGCTCCAGCAGTAGTCGATGACGAGCGACCGCACGCCGACGTTCTCCGCGATATGCATGAGCCGATAGAACTCATCACGGTACTGCTGCGGAGTCTCGCGGTCATCCGCTGTATTCCAGTAGATGTCAGCGCCATAATTGACATCCTCGACCGTCACGGCATCGACCGTCTCGCCCATCTTCTTCGTGTCCTCGTATGTCCAATCGTGTGTCGCGTCAGGCTCGAAAATACCGACGCCACCATTGTTGATGATGGTGAAGCCCGGGTAGTTGCGCTTGGTCGCGTAGCTTCGGATGTCCATGATGAGCTGGAGCATTGCCTTGTGATAGTTCGCTGGGTCTGGCGTGCTCGTCGTATGAGGAACGACAACATACGACGGGACGAACGTGAGGCCACGCGGCTTCGCATTGACATCGAAGATGACTTTGCAATCCGCAGGCGCACCCCACGGAGCACCGGGAATCGTACCGGGCTTTTTCGCAACGGTGATCTTCTTCAGCTTCGGGCAGTTCAGGAATGTATGCGGGTGGATCGTCTCTGTGGCCGAAGGGAAGAACACTTCTTCGAGATTCGGGAAATTGACGATGGAATATTCGCCCGTGCCGCTGTACTCCTCCGTGAGAGGAACCTGCAAATACGTTGCTTCTCCAGAAAGAACCTCCGCATCCAGCGGCGGTACTGGGTGATTGTTCACCCATGCAGTATTCAAAAACATTAGTCAACACCGTCCCATATCGCAGCGGGGTTCTCGATTCGGCCACCGTACCATACGGCGTCGTGCCAGTCTCCGTTGTCATCAAAGTATCCATACGAACCATCTTGGAATGCACCGAACTTCCGATGGATTACCATCGAACGAACATTGCAGTCGAACGCCCGATTCCCGATATGCTGGATGCCCTCACCGATTTCGACGATGGCTCCTTCCGTCGTATCCATGCCAGAGAACGCATCGTCGCCAATGTACTCCACAGAATCAGGGAGGATCAGTCGAGTCAGCTGCGGGCCGTTCATGAACGCACGATTGCCAATCTTCTTGATTCCCTCGCCGAATGTGCATTCCTTGATTGCCGATCCCTCAAAGGCATCGTCAGCGATCTCTTCTACGCTGCCGGGAATCGACACGGATTCCACTCCGCACTCTGCGAATGCATGAGGCGAAATGTTTTTCAATGTCTTCGGTAGTACGATTCGCATGGGAACCTCGGGCCAGAAATTGTAGAAGCAGTAAGGTCGAATCGATGTGACGCCATCGGGAATCTTGTAGTCAAAAAGGTCTTTCGTGAAATACGCCCGCATGTCATCCGAGACTCGCTGCTCGTGACCGCTGGCGTACACACCGAACATATTGAGGAAACTCATAGCATCAACAGGTTCACGTTCACGTCTTGGTCTGGCGGCGTGCCGAGGGCTTTCAGAACGATGTACCCGTCCTCCTGTTCCGCACAGGTAATGCACGCATCGGAAATCATGGAGTACACCGTCTGCGATGTGCCGACCTGCGGAATCATCAGAATGTCTGTGGTCTTCTTGATGAGCGGATGGGAAATTTTGTATGTTCTGTCGCCGCCCCAGTCCTTCGCGATGAGCGTCACGAGGAGATTCTTTTTGTCCATCAGCCCAGCGTCGATGCTGATGTCCGACGTTCCATCGAAGGGAACGCCGTTGATCTTCGGCGTCAGGTGCAGCTTTCCGGCTTCGTCAGCGTATTTCACGTTGCCAAACATGGAGCCATGAATCAGCCCAGAAATATGAAATTCTCCCTTGTCATCAATGCGGATCGAGCCATTCGGTGAGCCATCGACCGCACCGTGGAATGTGATTGCGCTCCCGACTTCGCCACGGGAGATAACTTCTTTCTTTCCCATAGCAACTTCGAGATTCGTGATTGTCTGGTTCACGGCTTCGATGACCGTCTTCATTTCCTGAATCTTGCCATCGGCAAGTTCATCGACCTTCACAACTTCATCGCGGTATTTCTTTGCGTCCTCCGCAGCGTCCTGTGCTCGCGCAGAATCAGCGTGAACCGATGATTCCACCTTCACAACATCGAGGTATGCTTTGTCGATCTGCTGCGAAATCTTTTTGATTGCCGTGACATCATCCTCGGAGATGTCTGGCTTCAAGTTGTCGATCATTTCTTTCAGCGCACGAAGGTCTTCTGCGATGACATCATAGATGCCGTCGTTCTTCGCAGTCGTGAGCATCGAGTCTTTCGACACGACGCCTTTGTTCGTCACCTTGTTCTCATCATCGCGCTGCTCTAAGTATTGAAATCCGTCACTCATGTTGTCACCCCTTAGAATGTATCTACGATAAATACCAGCGACAGATCGCTGGACACACCATCAGTCATGCACGCAGGAACACGCTTGCGCGTCTTCGTCGGCGGCTTTATCCATTCGCTCGGAGGAGCTTCGACCGCATCGTAGGATTTGCCGCGATGCCATACGCGATGGTATTTGTCGCCTGTGTAGTAACCGCTGTTCCCCGGGATGGCCTGCCATTCCTCGGCGCGTTTCAGCCAAGCGGTGTACTTCTTTTCGTAGTTCGGGTCTGGAACGCCATCCTTATTTACAACGTCGCCATCTCTGGTGTAGCTTAGAACGATGTGGTTCAACTGATCGAGGCTACCGCCGCCAGATAATTTCTTGAATTGCAGCTGCTCAATCTGCGTCTCCATTTTGATTCTGATGCCATCCTTCGTGCGTTTGAAGGAATAGCCATAGGCATAGCAGATGTTCTTCTCGGAAACATCGGCAATCAGCGCAGGCATCCAGATTGTCAGCGGACACATAATGGAACACGACGGGCTTACCGTCGTATACCAAGAGTTCGAGCAATCGACCTGCGACTTGTCACCAACGAGAGTCTTGAGACGGCCCGGTTTACGGTATCGTAAAAGAGGACCCACTTTTATTGTTCGTATTTGTTCTGCCTCCGCGAGACAGTCATCGTCAACCGTGCCATAAATGAGGTCTTCAACGTCTTTCTTCGATGCTGTTTCGCGCTTCGGGTACGTAATCCAGCGTAAGATTTTATAGCCGTTGTCCTCTAGATAGGAGAAATATGCTGCGTCTTTCTGTTCGATATGTCCCTTATCTACCATGGACATGACCTTGCCTTTGTTCCCGTGAAGATCGAGGTCGGGATAGTCCATTTTCCCGAAGTGATACCCCGTTTCGCTCGCGTTGACGTAGGTGTGCTTGTGGTGCTTACTATGCGAAATCCGAATGGAATATATCTGATATGCACCGAAGACCGTAGCGGACAATGCGAGATAGAGATTTGCAAAACCCGGCAACGTCGTGGTGAACGTGGAGTTACCTTCGGCCTCTACCATTTCATCCACGAGATCCCAGTAGGAGCTGCCGTCCTCTTCTTGTACTTTTTCCCATCTGGTGACTTCCGTCTCGCCCTTGTAATGCCAATGCGGGGCATCTGGAACGTCGATGGTTCCCTGCGTCGTGATGACGTTAGAATAGAAGCTGTCCTTGAAACTTCCTAGGAGTCCCGTGTTGTTGAACACGACGTTTCCTTCGGCATCGCGCAGCTCTAGGCCAGCCCCGTGTTCCATCGGCGGGTAGTAGTTCTGCGACCAGTAGAAGATGCTGATCTTGCGATCCGTTGTGCATGACACATACTGTACCTGCTTGCCGTTGTATTCTGCGATGGGACTGATGTAAAGCGTGCCGTCCGTTGTCGAATACGAAACGCCGACAACGCCATCAGGGAACTCCACGCCGTACACCTGTCCCTCATCGACACAAGCAACAACGTCCTCCTGCTTTACGATGTGGAGCAGATGCGTGTTATCGCCGAACTGGAACACGCCCTCGTTGTTCACCGATTCAAAATATGTGGAGGGGTTCTCGTAGTATTTCGTGGATCGTTCAGTTCCTTTGCCTGAACCACCGCCAGTCCAAGGATTGCCACCGGGACTATGCCCAGAACCAGAGCCAGAGTCATGACCTGCCCCAGAATCCTTTTTTTCTTTCGCTGCTTTTAGCGCTGCCTCTGCCTTGCGAATCGGAGATGCCATCGCAGACACCCAGAGTTCGCCAGCGCGTTCGTAGCCAGAGTCCGTAGGGTGTACGTAGTCAGAGTTGAGGTCATCCCATACGTCATCGTCTGGATTCGTGCAAGACCACCACGGCTGCGCGAAGTCGCAGAAGACTAATCCTCGACGTTCACTGTAGGACTTGATTTTACTGTAGAGCTTCTTCATGTTCGACAGGACACCAGAGACGGCTTTATCGTGACCGCCCCACGAATCTTCGAGCCAATGGTTTGCCGATACAACCTTCTCGCACCAGAGTTTGCTCAAGCCGAAGTATGCACCGACAACAGGGATGATGCCGAGACGCAAGCAGCCCTGCACCATGTTCTTAAACGCCGTTATTGCCTCGTTAAAGTTGTCCTTCCGTGGCGTCCAACAGTCATTGCCACCGCCCTCGATGATGCAGATGTCTGGGTATCTGCCTGCCGTTGATTTACAATAATTCAAAACGTCCTGTTCTGCACGAGCCACTTCGTTCTCCAGCGTATTGCCGCCGATAGCACGATTGAACACGCGGACATTATCGTATGCATTGCGAATGCTTTGCGTCCAACTGTGGGTGTCCTCGGCTTCACTCGGCATACTGTTTGTGTACGGTGAGCCCGATGCGACCGAATCGCCGATCATTGCAATAAGTACGGTGTTCTCGTCATCGTCCATCCATCATCATCCTCCTTAGAAATATCCATACACGAACTCTGTTTCATACAGAGAGTCCGTGCCATCTACGTTATCTATGAATCCATGAAACTCTGCCGTTGATTTCGTCGGCTTCAGCTTCGTATACGTCCATTGAATCTGGTCGCCAGAGATCGCCATGCTCGATGGGAATCTGTACATACTATTCGAGCCAGAGGAGACGAGCTTATTGCTCATCGGAATCACGGCGATGTTCTTGCCGACGATGCGGCTGTCTGAAATGTGACCGCTGCCCCAGTCGGCCCGTGTCTTGAAGCTGCCGAGGAATTTGAATGGCCGCGTGCGGTCGAGCACCGTCTGTACACCGAACTCATTTTTTACAACGAGTCCGCAGCGCATCTTTCGCTTCTCTGCCATATCACCACACCCCCAGCTTCACGCGGCAGATGTTGTTGTCATCGTAGACCTTGATGAGGTTGTCAGAGATTTCAACGCGAGCGCCGCTATCCTTTGTACGCAGCAGGCCGATCTTTGCCGTCAGCGCACTCAACTCATCTACGCGGATGCGGCTGGCATCAATGGAACCAGCAGCGAGTTTGTCTGTGGAGATTGCCCCAGCCTGAATCATCTTGTCCGTGATGACATTATCATCGAACTTCGTCTTGCCTGTGACGTGCAGGTACTTGCCATCGATGGTCGTACCTGTGGATGTCATGTTAATCTGATTGATGACATCGCCCTTCTGAACACGAGCATTGATGCCATCTGCAAGCTGCGTGATCGATGAATACTTCGATGTCTTCGGGTCTTTGCCGAGCTCCGCGACAATCGACTGCACCATATCAGCGTTCTGCTTGACTTCCGACGCAAGGCCCTTGCGCGAATCCGTGACAGCGAAATCAATCTTGTTCGACAACTCCGTAATCTGCGATGCCGTCTGCGTTTTCACGTCGGCTACCTCGGAATGAATGGAGCTATCCGTCTTCGTGAGGTCGGCGATGTTCTGGTCGATCTTCGTGAATTTTGCCGCCGTATCTTGGACGCTCTTCAACGCATCCTTTGACAACGAATCGAACTTCGCCATGCTGATTGAGCCGTCCTCAATCCATTCTGGGTTGAACGTCGGCTTGATGACAACGCTGAAGATGTCCGACAGATCGCCCTCGCCGAGCAGGTCGATGTATGCAGCGCGAACGTCGTAGATGTCTGGCTCCCCGTTGAACTGCAACACAGGATGCCGCAGCTCGAACCGCTGGGAGTACGATGCGCCCGTAAGATAGAACACGATGCGATGGACGCCAGATGGGAACGGAGGCGCGACAATGTTTACGCCGCGAGGTGTCTGCGAAACCGTGAGCTTATCGGGTGCTGGCGGCTTCGGATATTTGTATGCGACGATAGCAGGGAAGCTCGCTTTCTTGTGCCGATTGATTGCAAAGACATACACCTTGCCGACACGGGATGTCAGCGATACCGAGATGGACGTGTCAGGGGTTCGACCGAGAAGCCCATCGGAATTTCCGACCTGCTCATTGGTGCGAATCTCGTAGTACAGAACGTCCGCGTCGGGAACGTCATCCCACTCAAAGTAGAAGCTGTTGCTGAAATCGTAACGGAGATTCTGTGGCTGCGACGGAACCGTGCTTCGTTCTGCGACGAGCACATAAATCGTAGGCGCGGTTGCGTCATCGGAAAGCATTCCTGAATCCGAGCGCGTCCGAACTTTGATTTCATATTCATCACCGAGGGAAACGTTGCGAATCGTGAGGCGATGCGATGTTGTGCCAGCCTCTTTCCAAGGGACATAGAATCCCATCTTGTCCAACGCCACATCCGATGGGACATTGGAAACTTCCGCTGCACGAGCGTTGTTCTCGCGATAGTAGACGATGGCCTCGTTGATGTCGTAGCGTTCTGGGAGGTCGAAGGAAACAACGATGTCATAGCCTGTCTTGCCGTCTGCGTGGAGGCGGTACTGCGACCATGCTTCGAGGTTTTTGACCTGCGTCGGTTCGAGCTTCGCGAAGTTATCATCGCTATCCGTCGTGTAGTTGTACCAATGGATACCGCCGCCGAGGTCATCGTTATAGAGCTCGGGGTTGTACTGCCGACCTTCAATCTCGAAGTGTTCGTCCTCGGTTTCTTTGATTTGCGAGATGCGGATCGGCAGACCGTCGAACACGCCATGATAAGACACCGTAACCACATCGCCCGGCTCCAGATGCATTGCCTGAAGCCCCGTCTTGAATGAGATGTTCAGCGGGCAGGCGAGGTTGTAGTCGCGGTAAAACCGTGCGAGGCGCAATGCCTGACTCTGCGACGTGACACCATTGAGCTGCACTTCCTTCGTCACGATTTTCCCGCGCTGCTTCTGGTCGGCGAAGTCCTCACAGAGACACGAGACGCTTACCCAGTTGTTCAGCGGGTCGATGATTTTGATACTGTAGCGGTTCGGCGTCTCCGACAGTTTCAGCGGAGCAATCGAAATATCCGAGCAGTTGGAGTCATTGAATTTGTACGACACAGGCGTGCGCTGCTCCACCTTCAGCTTCAGCTTGCCATCGGACATCGTAAGATAGCCTGCGAAGTTCGCGAGGATTTCCTGAATCCAGTTGATGCCCGATGCCGACTGGTCGATTACCATGTTCAACTCATAGCGCTTTGCTTTCACGACAACGTTATCGGAATTGTGGAACTCAATGACTTCATCGCAGTAGTCCGCAGATTCAATCCACGAGTCTTTGTCGATGTCATCCATCGTAATCCACTTGCCGAGGCCGAAACGTTTGTTCGTGAGGAAATCGAGGAGGCACATCGCCGGGTTCGTCGAATACTCCGTCTTGCCCGTGCGGAGGTCGTAGACCTTTCTGCCTTTGACAATGGCAGAGACATTCGGATTGCCATTGAGCTCTTGGTTGACCGAGAAATGCATATCGAGCCATGCCAGCCCCGGATAGCCGCCGACCTCCGTGTAGTTATCGGGAGCTTCGCAGTCGTGGAACTGGTAGGTCGTGCCGCCAGTCACCGTATCAGCCATGACCCTCAGCGGATTGTTATAGCAGTTGCCGCCGTCCATCCGAAGATCGCCTGGATACTTCGCGCTGGCGGCAGTCGGAAACGCTTCCCATCCATCGTGCATACGGTTGATGTACGAGATGAGTGACGTGGTATTGACCTGCCACTCATAGAAGCTCTCGTTCTTCTGCGCGTCATCCTTGTTGCAGAGATACACGTCGTGGTTGTTGCCGTTCGCCGACAGATGCAGATGCTTGTCCGTGATGTCAACGTGGGCGTTTTTATCGAGGCGGTTCTGAATGGTGAACACCGCACCCTCCGATTGATTACCTGTGGGAACCATGAGATCGTTCGCCGTGACCGACGTGACACCTTCGATGCCACCTTCGCAGAGAACGACGTGCTTGTGGAGCTCATTGGCTTCCGCGTTCGTCCAATGATATGTCTGGTTGCCAGAGATTTTTCTCATGCCGTACACGACAGGAATCTGCGCCGTCGTTGACATCGTTTCCTGTGCGCGGTCGAATCGCTGGACATCTGGTGAGCCGACGTTGCCCATATCCATATTGAAGCTCTTCTGATGCGTTGCCGTCCAGATGCTACCGCCGAGGGATGCACCGAGGATCGCACCAGCCCAGCAACCTACATGGAACAACGGAGCAGCCCAGATAAATCCGATAGCACCAAACAGGATGCTTGCAAAGATTTTTCCTCGGGACTTGCCACCGCCGCCACCGCCGAATCGTTGCAGGTCGAAGTCGAACCGCTGTTGCGACAGGACGCTTCTCGCGGCGAGTTCCTTCTGTAATTCTTCGTTCATATCGTCACCTCATCTATACACACTTTCAAACGGAATCGCAGGGAATCCGCCGTAATGCTCCATGTTGTTGTAGCTCTGACACATCTTCGCCGTCTTGTTGCAACCACGCACCAGCGTCGCCGAATGATTCGTGAGATTTTGCTGCGCGAACCCGACGATGACCGTCACGTACTGGCCGCTGGACTTCGAGATCACACGGGATTCACCGCCAATCGTGATAACGCCGTCCTTCCAGTAATCCGTGCCATGCGATGTATTGAGCTTGATGTTTACGCCATCGCCGCCGAGCACCTGCGTGACTTCCTTTGCTAAATCCATGCCACACTCTGCGTCACCGAACTCGCTATTGCAGGCGAGGCGGTAGTTGCGGTTCGGACAATCGACTTCCGGCAGACGCGACGTGAGCTTGCAGTTGAACGTGCCATCGGAGAACGACGGCTCGTCAATGATGCCAGAGAAAATCCATTGTGCGATGTTCGGGTCTTCAAGGGAGTCAGGGTACTGGATGCGAACAATCGTTGCCGCGCACCCTCGGAAGTCGAAGCCGTTCAGCACGAACTTCAGCAGGTCGAACGAGCAATCGCCGAGGGAGATTTCGCAGGAGTCCACGATGTTGTCCGTGGTCTTCGTGATCTCCCCGCGCTGAAACGGTACGCCCGTGTATGTCTTGCCATCGTAGACAATGCTTTCATCGCAAGCGGCTAGGCGCATAACGCCCGTCCGCAGCGTAATCGTGTAGAGCTCGATGAAGAACGGGTTCATCGAATCCTTTGCATTCCGCATCGAGACTGGGAGTACAACACTCATTTCTCTTTCCTCCTAAACGCATACTTGAAAACCTTCGTCCACCACGGGCGCGTGTAGATCGTCGATTCACTCACGCCGTAGACCGTGGGAATCTCCATGCCGAGTACCTTGCCATAACCGACGTAGATGCCCATGTGCTCATGAAGATTGACCTCCATGATGATAATGTCTCCGAACTGCAAGTCATCGTAGTCAACGCGGTCGAAGTTCTTGAGCATGAATCGATAGAGCCGACGCCACATGCGCGGCTGCATGTAATTTTCTTCTGTGACAGGCTCGGTTTTGCCGTCGTCCCATACGGGCTTCCAGCCGTGTTCCCGATAGAACAACTGCACGAGCCCGAAGCAATCACACTTTTCAAAAGACGATTCGCCAAAGTAATGTTTGATTCCAACGTATTTGCTGATGTCTTCCATCAATCGACCACCTCCAAGTCAAGACTGCACTCGAAGCCGACCACGTTGCCAGCTTCGAGATGGTCTGTGATTTCCAATTTATCTGGCAGGGAGACATGCAGCGTCTCCCCATTGTTCTTGTATGTCAGCGGCGTCCGACAATGCGCGTTGAACATGCGGATAATTTTATCGCGGTCATCACGCAACCCTGCGAACTTCGCTGCGATCTTCCGTGCTGGCTTCGCCCGCTTCTGGAAGTATCCCGTGTTCGCGCCGAGTTCCACCTTGCCAGTCTTCCAATCGTATGTTTCCTCCGTTTCCCCGAGGGGAACAGGGAGCGTGTCTTCGAGCTTCGGTGTGCCGTAGTCGTTCTTTGACTGATCGACCTCCAGCGTAATCTGACAGGTGAACGTCACGATGCGACCGTTCTCTCGGTAGCACTTCGGGACAATCGCAGAACCGAAGCGAACCTCCTCGGCGTTCCCATCGTAGCGGAACAGGAACTTATTCTCGATGCCGCGATGGGCATTGTAAAAATCGAGGAACCGTTTGAAGTTCAAAGAATAATCTGCCATGCCGCCGATGTTGAACGAGTAGGTCTTCTTCGCATGGATACGCTTGCGGACGTACTGCTTGCTGCCATCGTCGAACTCTGTTTCCTTGCTGCCCCAGTTATAGGAAATCTTTACGTCTCCAACGGGAGCAAAGGGAAATATCTCCATAGCCTTGCACCTCCATAGATATACAATGATAGTCTTTGGCCCCCTACCCCATAACTTAGCTATGCCAAGGTGTACTAAACCTTCCTCGGAAAAGGAAAAGGAGCATGGCTCCCAAAAGGAAAAGGACACAGGGAATTGCACCCCTCATGCGTAATGTAAAAAATCGGGGGTCTTTGCAACCCTATTGACACTAAGTTTAATCAAAAAATAATCAGAGCTATGCACCGATGTCCATTTTTGGATACCAAACGCCGTGCAATGCTCCCAGCGTTCTCCCTGAACGCATTCGATGTTCAATGTGGAACATTTATCGCAGAAACAAAAATAGAGGCTCTAGGACGAACCTAGAGCCTCACAATCATCATCTGAATCCATAGTGCCGCTGGCGTCCAAGGATGGCCTGCACCGCCCTCGGATTTTCGGCGAGCGCTTTCATAACATCGTCGCTCGATGCGTGCGTATTGAGGATAACGACACCGCCGCCATTGCCTCTATCGCCGCCCATCTTCTTGATGGTATTCGTCTGGTCTACCATCAGTTCCTCCAAGCGTTTGTTGGAGTTCTCGTGGGTAAGACTCTGCGCTTTCTTCGTAGCAATCGGAGAGAGCTGCGGGACATACGGCGTCGGACTGATTGCCCCACCAGCGGCGTACTTGCCGTAGTTCATCTGGTCGAGCTGGTCTTTGCCAATGCGCTTCGTCGCCTCGGCAGTCATCACGTACTCACCATTGGAGAGGTACACGAACTTGTCCTTGTTCGCGAGGTATGCAAGGATGCTATCGGACGTACCCGTGCCAGCACCACGGATTGCACCGCCAGCCTGACCGCCGCCAGCGTATCCGATGATACCACCCGTTGCTTTCTTATCGACGGAGCCACCGTTTGCATGGTGGCCGAACAATCCGCCGATCCACGGATCGAGCCAGCGATTCATCAGGATATTCAATGCAAGCTGTCCGATGCTCTTCCACAGATTCTTGAACGAATCAGCGAAGGATTTTCCTTCGAGGAGCACATCGGAAAACATCGTATGGAACCCATTCGTAATCGTAGTCTGGAGCTGCCGAGCAGAATCGTTGATGACATCATCGCACTTCTTCGTCTCCGTAGCTACATTGTGAAGCTCCGTGATGGTGTTGCGCATCGTGACATTACCAAGGTTCTTCGTCTGCTCAATGCTTTCGTCGATGTCTTGGAGATGTTCTTTCTCCGTGTTGAGCTGGTTATTGATTTCATCGCGCTTACGAATAACAGCGTTCAATTCCTCAATCTCAGCTGGATTTCCTTTGGCTTGCAACTCCTTGACCTTTGCGTCCTGTTTATCATACTCTGCCTGTACTGCATTTACGCTCTTCTGTGCGACAATCCTGTCGTTCCCCATCGTCACTAAGTCTTCGTCGGTCTGTTTCATCGCGGCCACAAGGTTCTCGTTGAGCTTCTTCTTGTAGTTATCGAGGATTTCCTTCTTCGCTTTCGCAGCCTCCTCATTGGCTTTGTACTGGGGCATACGGTTATCCATCGTCTGTTCGTTGTAGTAATTGTCAACCTCGGACATCTGCGTCTTTACGTAGTCGCTCTGCGTCATGTGGCCGACAACATCAGCGTAATTCCCACGGGCTTTCAGAGAAGCGGTGAATGCCTCGTCGTATCCAGCTTTCGCCATCTGGTTATTTTTGACGGCCTGCTGCAAGTCCTTCGAGTTCTGCGCTTTCGACGCAAGCTCGTTCTGCGATTCGTCCGACAGTTTGCCAAAGTCCGTATTGCCGATAGCCGCAAGGACATCATTGTGCTTGCCATCGTGGAGCGTTGCCCACAGATCATTGTTCGTCTTCGTCTTCGCGGCTTTCCAAAAGTCCACGTTCTGCGTAGTCTGCGCGACCTGCACTCTGGCATCTTTGAATGCATCGGCATGCTGTTGCGGATCGAGGTTGCCACGAATCTTCTGCCCGAACTCAATGACGGCCTGCGTTGTCTCGTGGAGCTTCTTTGCCAACTGGTCGAACTGACGCTTCAATTCGATGCCGCTCTTGTTCCACGAATACAATCCCTTCTGCGTTCCTTTCCATGCGTCAACAATCTGAACACCAGCGCCTTTGACAGAGATGCCAGCCGCGCTGAAATCAGCGGAAGCCGCCTTTGCTGTCTGCGAGAAATCAGCGGCAGCACCGCCAGCATCACTGACATGGTAGTTGTCACCTGTGGTTTTACCCGTCCAGTTTGCGCGGTCGTATTCGTCGTAAACACGGAGCCCGTGAGCCTCGGCCCATTCTGTCATCTTTCCACGGAAATCTGCATCGTAGAAAAGGTCGGATACAAGGTCAGCCGCCTTGCCAGCAGCATGGTTCGGGTCATCGTGACTGCCGCCAGTCGTTGACGTTACCTCGAAGTCCTTGTCGCTTCCAGCGAGAATCTGCGCGGCGCGAAGGAAGTGTTCATGGAACATCGCAAGCTTCGTAAGGAACTCTGGATCGAGAGCATCGGAGTCATCCCATTTGATGTCATAGTTCGCACCGAGAACTCCTGTCGGCGTAGCGTCGATGTCACCCGTGGTATTCACAGGAGCAGCAGCTTTCCTGTTTCCCTCATTGGCATACATGTCGATGTTGCGGGCATAATCGTCCTGATTGGCATCGTGGTTCCATCCATCGGATGCGATGTTACCATTGTCATCTAAGTCGATAAGGTTTACAAACTCTGTTGCCGTTGGTGCGCGGAGAGCCCGTGCTCTTTTACCATCGACACCATCGGCATAGTATTCGTAGGCATAGGCTTTTTCAAAGTCTTCATCCGACGCGTACTGATGCCATGGGCCGATGCCAGCATAGTTGTGGTACTGCTGCTGCTGTGCACCGTACCCACCTTCGGCCATCATCTGTCCATAGAGGAAGTCAGAGTTGACCTGCGCCCCGCCGAGATGTTCGGAGATGATGGCGGCGGTTTCGTCAGCAATCTTACGAAGCTCTGGCGATGTGTAGCCGCCGTTCTCGTAGTCATGAGAGTTCGCAACGTAGCCGCTGCTTACCTTGTGATTGTTCTCGTCATCGAAGTCATCGCCGTTCTTCGGAGCGCGGGTGCTGAAATCATAGCCAGCAAATGATGTTCCCTTGTCGCCCTTGGTGAGATGCGTGGTATATGCGTCGAGCTGCCCACGGATGTCTGCGTTCGGGTAGAGTGCCGCAAGGACATCAATCGCAGACATCCCCGGCTGCTTGCGGTCGTAGTATTTCTGCCCAAGGAGGAACGCAGAACGCATCGGATTCTCGCCGCCTGTCTGGAATGGGTCGGTGAGTCCTTCGAGGCTTCCCTTGTCAATACCACCGAGTCCATTGGCAATCTTCACGAGAGCCAGCATCGTCGCGGTGTCTACGCCTTCCTCGCTCAGATAGTGACCGAGGTTGAACGAAGCCTGCGCCGTCTCCGTGTCGTACTCGTAGATTTCCTTGTCATCCTTCGGAGTGTGCGGCGTCTTTCCCTTCGGCGTTCTGGAGTTTGTATAGTTGTTCGGGTCTTGGTATCCGTTGTCGTGCGACGTTGCGATACCATCGGTTTCATCGTCGCCAGTGATGAGCGCAGCAGCAGCATCGGAGTCACCAGCCATTTTTTCGAGGTTAGCGGCTTCACCCTCTCTGTCATCGTTGACATCTTCAAGCGTAGCCGTGTAATCGCCAATAGCAGCAGCAGCTCCGTCAATAATAGATTCAGCGTCATGCTGAGAACCACCGTGTTCACTAATCATGTGGACAGCGTTCTCGTTGTCCTCAAGACCTTCCTCACGAAGTCTCGCCGCTTCAGCCCTTGCTGCGTCTGGGCCACCAATGCCGTCGATACGACTATCGCGTGCAAATCCAAACCAACCAAGGAAACTCTTGTCGCCAGCCTTGTCTCCATAGGAGTTTGCAAGGTCTTCCAGTTCTGCGGCTTCTTTGATTTTGAAATTGCCGACGGCAGCTTTGAAGCCTGCGATGAGCGACCAGAGAGCACCATAGGCTGTAGCAACCTGTTTGCACGACTGCGCTTCTTTCTTCATGTTGTCGATGCGCGTCCTTGCATTCTTCACGGACTCATGGGTTGCCGATACATCAGCACGGATTTTCCGAGCTTCCGATCGCATCTGCTGCGCGTCCTGCTTCAGCTGCTCCGTAGACTTTCCACGGTTAGCAGCGGCAACAGCTTTGATAGTCTGGATATTCATCTTGCCGTTCTCATCGAACTGCACGGCGCTCCTACCAAGGATTTCGCTTACGGTCTGCTCAATCTCTCCCTGATGCTGCTTTGCTTTCGTTGCCTCCTCAGTGGTCAGCGTGCCGCTCTTGATTTTATCTTCGAGAGCATTGTACTGCTTCGCAAGTTTTTCAGCGGCCTGCCCCTGTCTATCAGCGAGTTCCGCTTCCTCCTGTGCAGAAGCAATGCGCTGATCCATCGCGTCCTTCAGTTCCTTCTCTGCATTCGCGGCTTCACCAGCGGCTTCAGCCGAGGAGAGATAGAGCGGAACGAGAACAGTCGCAGCTGTAATTACAAGACCAATCGGGCCACCGAATGCCGCGAGAGCAACATTGGCTACGCGCTGTGCCGTCGCAAGAGCAGAGACACCTGCCGCCGCAACTCTGGAACGCACACCGAGCGTTCCAGCGGCAAGACCTGCGGCTCTTTCGGAAGCCGCGTTCGCCGTGTTTGCTCCTGCCGCACTACGAGCCGCCGCAGCTTCAACGGTTTCTGCCGCCGCAGCACTACGGCTGGCCGCTGCATTCCCAGCTTTAGTCGCCGTGTCCCTTGCAGTAGCCGATGCATTCGCATTCTCGGCAGCGGTTTCACGGGTCTTCGATGCAGTCTCGTTGTTCGTCGCGCCAGATGCCGCAGTTGTAGCCGCAGTATTCCCGCGCTTCTGATTCGAGTTGTTCGCCGTAGCACCAGAGTTTGCGTTCTCTGCGGCAGTCTCCCTAGCTTTCGATGCGGACTCGCCGTTCGTAACGTCGATAATCGCCTGATCCGTTGCGGCCTTGCCAGCACCATAGACAGACCCACGAGCACGCTGGGCTTTGCGATAGTTGTCCCAGACGGTCATCCCAGAGCCACCTGCGGCTTGCGCGTTCTCCGATGCATGATAAGCACCAACGGCACGCTCGTAAGCACCAACGGCCCTACGCAGTACAAGGTATGCCGTGCCGAGTCCCATGATAACGTCGATGTATTTCTTGACGTGGTTCTGACCGTCAGCGAAGGATTCATTGAGTTTGTTGATACCGACGATTACATTGTCAATCGTGTTCAACAGATATTTGATTTCATTGAGTCCGCCACCTTGCCCGATTGCCGCAACGGATTGCGTCATGTCTTCTTTGATCTTCTGGAACTTACGGCTGATGGTATCCATCTGGACTGCGACCTGCTGATCGGTGAACCCCTTCGTGTTGCCGTCGTTGAGCAATCCCTGCATACGAAGGAGTTCCTTATAGTTCTTCAGAATTGCGGACACCTTCGAATACTGATAGCGACCACCAGAGAGGACGGAGATCAATTTCTGCGTGTCTGTGGTTGTCGTGGATACCAACAAGGAGACATCCATGATGACATCTTCCATCGAGCGCATGTGCTTCTTGCCATCTTCGCCGACCTCGGTCAACTCAATGCCCCATTGCTTCAATGCTTTCGCCGCTTTATCGGACTGCATAGAAACCATCATCGATTTAATCGACTGACCGATTTCATTACCACTGCGTGCCGTTGCACGAACGCCAGTTTCAACGAGTGCGTTGAAGAAGTCGAAGGAGACGCCAGCCTGTGCCGCAGCAGTACCAGCGTTCTCGATAGCTTCGCCGATGTCCTGTGCCGATGCAGCACCGTTATGTGCTGTGCGTGTCCAGATGTCAAGGATGTACTGCGAGTTACGCATAAGTTTCGTCGAATCGTTCGTCTGCAAGTTCCACTGGGACATCGCTGCCTCCAAACCTTTGACGGCGTTCAGCATCGGGAATGCATCGGCAACAGACATCTTCGCTGCTTGCGCCGTGAAAATCTCCGTGTTCTTTACGCCGTTCTCGCCCTGACCATACATACGACCAATGCTTCTCGCAGCGTCCATGACTTCGTTGGTAGCGACACCGTACTTCGATGCAATACCGATGAAGTCCGTCATGGCTTGGTTCATACGCTTCTGTTCCTCAGCAAACTTCGCCGTTCCAGCTTCGTTCGGGTTGGCTTCCATCTGCGGGATGACCTGACGAATCGAAGCCATCTGCTGATCGAGCTCTGCAATCTGCGAAAGGATACCAGCGGGAATCGTGAGCGTTGCACCAACCAACATGCCAGAGCCAATCCATGATGCGTGCGATCTGATGCGCTGTCCAAGGCTGTACACTTTACGCTCTGCACCTTCGACACCCTTCTGGAAATTCTCGTACTCCTTGCGCGTCGAAATGAGAGCGTTGCGGGTAGCGGCGAAGTTCGCAAGGTTCTTCGGCGATGGGTCTTTGAGGTACGTCGCATACAGATTTTCCGTAGCGTTCTGCAAACGATTGATTTCCTGACGGTATGACATCAGAGGAGCACTGTAGGATTTTGCATTGAGATCACCCATGCTCTTCGCATAGTTCTCAAACGTGTTGAACCGCTCGTCATCCTTCAGCGGGTTCGCCGAAATCTTCGCCTGCAAGCCGTACTTTTCACGGAGCGCTGCGATTTCCTTTTCGAGATCGGCGAGAGCCTGTCTGCGACCATCGTATTCATCCTTTACCAGCGTCTTGCCCTTTTCGAGATCGATGTTTATCTTACGAACCAGTGCTTCATACTGCTCCGTCTTCGCAACCAAGTCAGCCTGTGCTTTTTCGAGGTCGCGGGTAGCTTTGTATTCCTGCGGAGTCTGCTGGTAGGCATTGAACTGGTAGTGGCCGTTGTCGTGAATCTTGTTCTCCAGCTCTTTTGCCTTTGGATAATTCTTCGCATACTGCAACGGAGACATCGGGGAACCCATCTCTTTTGCCATGCGGAGTTCGTAGTTCATCTTCTGCAACTGAGCGATGTAGCCAGCCGTGGCTTTCTCTTTGGCTTCGATGTCTGCCAGCTCTTGCCGACGTGCCTCTGCCTGTTCACGCATAGCTTTCTGCTGCTCCTCGAAAGCCCGCTTGTCTTCAGCGTGAGCGGTGCGTGCCTTTGCCTCAGCCTCAGCTTTCGCCAATGCCTCCGCTTCCTTCTGTGCGGCTTTCGCGGCACGCTCGGCTTCATCAGCGGCTTTCTTCTGGTTCTGTGCGATTGCCTTGGAACGAGCCTCGATGCCCTCCTGAATCTCCCTGATATTCCCGCGAACTCTACGGTTCTGCGAACCATCGTTGTCGATACCTTTGAGATAATCCGTCCAACTCTTCTCGGTCAGCAGAGACTTCTTCGTGAAGTCGGCGTCTTTCCCAAACTCTGCGAGGGCTTTCCGCGCTGCTTCGATGTCGGCAATCTGCTGCTTCCATGCGGACTGCGAAAGTTTGATGCCCTGCTCCCGCTGGCGGTTCGACGATTCCACGAGCTTGTCGTAGTTCTTCTGTGCCTCCGCGAGTCTGCCAAAGTATTCTTTCTCCTGCGATTCGAGGGAACCAGCTTTGAGTCCCTTCTTCATATCCTTGTAATAGGATTCGAGAGCACGCAGGCGAGACATTGTATATTCGATGCCGTTGACTTCAATCTTCGTAGACAGCCCATTCTTCATCATCTGCGAAAGGTTGTCAATGGCTTTCTCCGTAATACGGAGTTTTTCAGCGTAGGTCTGCAACGCAGCATTCGCACCCTTCGTTGCCACCTGAATACCCTCGATGCCCTTCGCACCTTCCGATGCTTCCTTCGCAAGATTGCCATCGGTAATTTTCAGATTGCCCTTCGAGATTTCGCCGAGACTACTCTTCATGCCATCGAGTTCCTTACGAATCTCTCCGACTTCCTGCTTCAGCCCTGTGCTATCAAGGGAAATCTTTTCGTTCCTGATTTCCCCGATGGACTTCCGCAGACCGTCAACGTCTTTCGCGAGGGACTGAATGGTTTCCTGTGCATTCCCCTTGTTGACCTCTACGGTGTAAACAAGTTTTCTATTCTCTGCCAAAATTCATCACACTCCCATCATTGATCTCCGAGGAGCGCATGAATGGCATCGTCGCCCTCCAGCACTTCTCCGCTACCAGATTCACCTTCGATATACTTGCGCTCTTCTTCCGCGTTCTCGCCGAGCCCGATGAGCAGGTCTTCAAGCTGATTGATCCGCAGCTCCTCGATGTCATGCATCGTCATGCTCGTGTTCTTCACGATGGACGCGAAGAGGTTGCGCCAATGGGTTTCCTCACCCTTCTTTACATCTGTTTTTTTTTGAAAGAGGAAAGACCAAGGAACATCAGCACGATTTCCTTTGCAATATCGAGGTCGAGCCATTCCTCAATCTGCTCCCGCGTTTCACGATGGTCGAGCGCGAGTTCGACGATTTCCATCAGGTCATCGACGAAACCGTTGTTGTAATTGATGTTGCCATCGGCATCGCGCTCCACCTCGCCATCTTCATCGAGGACAGGGGCCAGCATGTAGAGCCCGAAGGTGTCCGCGTTGTATTTCTCCGTGAAGTCCGTGATGGTCTGCAAGTCTTTGAAGCATGCGCTGTAGATGCGATGCTTCTTACCGTTGCGGTCGCGGATAGTCTCGTAGAGTGTCAGCGTATTCTCGTTGTTATCATCAGTTTTCTTTGCCATGTTATCGTACCTCCAATTCTGTACCGTTATACCTCTATACCTCTATAACGTCATACCTCTATGGAGGTATGGAGGTATAACGGTATAAACCGTTATACTAAAAAAAGAGGGAGCCGCAGCCCCCTCAGTTTTCAAATGTCAGTCAGCAAGGCGCGTGATCGTGATAACCGCGAAATCGTCCTTGCCATCGCCCGGGTCGAGAATGTTGACCGTGAGCTCCGGCGTCGATGCCTTGTCACGAGCCGTGTCGATGGAGAACTTACCATCGCTGCGGACGCGGCGTGCATAGAGGTCAATCTGGTACTTGTGACCTTCGCTGTCCTCCGTGATGAAGAACCAGTTGAACGTAGCAACCTCCGGCATAGCGTTCTTCAGCATCGATGCCTGAACCGCGTTCGTATCGTCAGCCTTGTACCAGACACGATACTCACCATCGGCAGCATCCGTAGCAAACGTGAGCTTGCCCGTAGCATCGACCGTGAGCTTGCCCGTAGCCTGACCATCCGGGCCAACGACCGTGATGACTTCGACGCCCGTCATCGTTGCGCCAGCGATGAGCTCCGTGTCCGTCTTCTTGACGATGACGCGACCCGTGCGCTTGTTACCCGTGAAGGAGAGGTTCGTACCCTGCGAAACCGCAAGCTGCGAGAGCTTGAACTCTGCATTCGTAATCTTCACAGAGCCCTCCTTCTTGGAGATGTAGGTGTAGAGCGGGAACAGGGAGTCACCACCGTACTGCTCCTCGGACGTAGCGTTGACCTCCATCTTCATGGACTGGGACGTTTCCATTTCAAGAATCTTGCCAGACACAGTTTCGAGCACACCCTTGCCGATGCCGTGCAGGAGAAGACCCTTGTTGACAATGTTGTCTGCGATTGCCATTTCACATCATTCCTTTCTTTACGATAAAATCAGCGGAGTGAACTCCAGCCGATATTTGTAAACATCTTTGATACCGCTGATCCGCTGACCCTCGGCGCGAATGCGTTCATCGAAGGTGTCATGAATCAGCTCTACGATTCTTCGACGGATAGCCGTCGTATTATCACGGGAGTCCGCGTAGATGTCAATCCGCAGAATCCCGAGGTTCATAAAATCATTCTTCGTTGTGTTAGCGTCCGCGAAGTAGAACGCGATGCACGGGAGGTTGTCTGCATCGAACTCGTCGGCATCACGGTCACGTTCGCGGAACTTGTCAGCGTATGACGCATCGTCCGTCGTGTCTACGCCGAGCAACGTCGTAAGTTCCGAGTCATTCGTGAAGATGTCCCAGAGCTTATCGATGAACTCATAAGAAGTCATAGCATCGCCCCCGTCATTGCGCGGTCAATCTCTGCGTCAACAGAATCGAGAATCGCGTCTTCCATCATCTTGTTTATCGCCGTGTCTCCCATGATAATCTGTTTCATCACATGCAGCGGCTCGATAGCTTTGTAGTCCTTATGGAAGTGCCATTGTGATTCCTCGATGTTGATACCATGCGGCATCCCGACACCAGAACCGTGATGCGGAACGTTGTCGAGGTCTTTGTACATCGGCAACTTCGGGCGCGTTCGAATCTCTGTTCCTTCGCGTTCGTTGTTCCAATACTCGCTATGCTTATACGCAGGGAGGTCTGGGTTCTCGTTTGCGTCATCCATCTTGGAGCCAGAACCATGCTCCAGCAGCCATGCTTTCTGCCCAGATGCCTCATAGGTAGCAACGCTCTTGTCATTGTCATACGACAGGTGCGTCTCCAACTTTGCTTTGCCATCTACGTCATTGGCATTCCATTCATTTCGAATGTCTTTACTATTGAGCTGCATCGCTTTCCGAAGGACACCGTTGATGTCTCCATTGAAATTCCGAAGGAAACTCATTTCCGATTGTCCTCCGATACCTGCACGTCGAGGAGATCGACGTACTTCGCCGTGTCAATGTTGGTGACTTTGTAGTTCCTGCCATTGAGCACGATGCGGTCGAGCAGGTCGATGGGGATGCTCGGCTGGACGATGAACTTCTTCACAGTGGTCTGGAGCAGGCCAGCGTCGTACTGGCGCATCGCTGCATTGATGTCCTCGAAATACGTAGGGACACCAGAGGCAACTGTCTGCGTGGTGACGCCGACCTTCTTGTGATTCACATAGTTATCGACGAACTTCACCACATCGATGCTGCCATTGATGCGCTTGCCCTGCATCTGCGTGCAATCCGCAGAATGCTGCTTCGCGATGATGACGAACTTCTCGCCAGTCGCAGAGCGCTCAATGATTTCACCGTTCTGGATGTCCGTGTCGTTCTCCGTCACAATGACCTTGCCATCGGCAATCGTCTTCGGGGACATCGACTTGCCGCGACGGAGCAGCAGGCACTTCTCTGTCTTATCGCGGAACTTGATGTCTTCCATGCGATCCGCGTAGAATCCGAGGACATTCATTGTACCCGTACCCCGTCGAGAATCTGCTTCACTTCGCTCGTCATGACGCCCTCGTTGCCGAGCGTGACCTTGATGTCATAGTCATCGCGGGACTTCCAGCGAAGCACGCCACCCATTTCTTTGATGTTGCACGCGAGGATTCCGCAGGCCCTCTTGACGGCCTCTGGAATTACATCGTACCCACTCTTGTATGTTACCGTGAGCACCTTCGGAATCTCGCGAAACATCATCTTCGTCGGCATGTAGAAGCTGAAGTACACCGAATCGGGACTATCGAACTCCAAGCAGTCAGCGTCGAACTTCGATTCCATCTTCCCAAACGGTGTCAAGGTTTTTGCCTTGACATCCGTAACCTCGATGCGAGGCAAATGAATGAGCTTGCCGCGCACCTCCGTGTCACGACGCTTGCACCGCAGCTCCACGCGCTCGGTGTGTTCGCGAGGTTCGAGGCTGCATCCCTTGTACGCATCAATGAGTGCGCTGGCTGCTTCCACCTGCGTCATCGTCACATCTGCTGCGAGTCCACAGTATTCTGGGATTTCAGCTGCGGTCAGATATATCATTTCAGATACCCGTTCTCCTTCAGGTACTTCGCCGTTTCAGGGGAAACCTTGACCTTGCTATCGGTAATCTTCAATTCCACACCACCGATGAGGAACGAACGACAGTTCTTAAATTCATCTGCGACTGCCACCTCTGCAATAGCAGAGGCAGCACCGCCGCTATCAGTCTGTGCTTTGCGTGCTGCCATAGTTATTACCTCCTATCAGCCCTTTGCTGCCTTTGCACCAGACGGCGTAACCTTCTTCGTGAGGATGAAGTGTGCGCCCGTCTGTGCGCCGTGAACGATGTAGTTGCTGAAGTCCATAACGAACTTGTCCGTGAGGAGACGGTCGTTAGCCAGCGGCGTATCCGGGTTCGCGATCTCGAAGACCTTCGGGCCATCGTCAAACATCCAGATACGGTCGATCATCGAGGAGTTGAGTGCGACGATCTTGTGCGTGACAGAACCATCATCAGCGACCTCGGGCTTGATGAACGGCGTGAGCATGATCGGGAGAACACCCATCGGCGTGTAGAAACCCGTGACCTTGACGCCCGGAAGAATCTCTGCGTCAATCGGACGGACATAGAGCTTGCGCTCCTGCTCCTCTTTGACGAGCACGTCATACGTTGCCGGGTTCATCGCGAGGACATCAGGATATGCGGAGTAATCGAGGCGGGCCATCATGTTCGCGATCTTCGTGTTGAGGGCATCGGAGATCGTCGTGCCGTCAGCGATGGCCGTGACATCCGTGATCTGCGAAAGAACGCCGCTGTACTCGAAGGAAGTCGTATCATTGAGCTTGCTCTTGCCGTTCCAGAAGTCGTTGCACGTCTTGCGCGTGAAGTCCGTGAACATATCGTTGTAGTCCTTAGCCGTGAGGTCTTCGAACGTACCATAGTTCTCTTCCACGCGGCGCGTGAAGTAGTCGTAGCGGATACCCGTGATGTAGCAACGGACGAACGCCTGCTTCCAGTTGTCGCGCTTGTAGTCGTTGTTCAGCGTCTTCGGGCGATAGGACGGAGCGTCAGCCGTACCGAAGCCAACACGCGGGTCAACGGCCTTCGTGTTCTCCGGGATTGCAAGCTGCTCGTTCCATGTATGCGGATAACCCGATGCACGAACGCTGTTGACCTTCAGGCCGATAGCGAAGTCGCGCTTCAGATAATCGTGGAGGATATGGTCGTAGTCACCAACAACGAGCATGTGGTCTTCATTGTAGACCGTAACGGGGTTTCCTGCTGCCGCGAGGGGCATACCATTCTGACCTGTCTGAAGTGCAGCGCTAAATTTCTGTCTTGCCATGATTCACATCATCCTTTCAAAATTAGTCCGCGTAGCGAACCTTCGTGATTTCCTTGATCTTCTCTGCGAGGCTCATGTTCGTCGATGCCTTGATCTCGTCGAGCTTCTTCTGCTTCTCGTCACCAGCGGAAAGAACCGGGTTCTCTTCGACGTGCTGGCCTGCTTTCGGCATCGGAATCTCCTCGGCCTCAGCCTCAACCTTTTCCTCGGCTTTCGCAGCTTCAACAACCTGCTCCTCAGCTTCAGCCTCGGCCTCAGCCTTTGCAGACTCCTGCGCAGCCTTGACTTCCTCGATGGAAGCCTTGACCTCACCAATCGTTTCATCGACGGCCTTGCCAGCTTCCTCAGCAGAAGCCTTGACCTCTTTGACACTCTTCACGATTTCTTCCTGTGCCGCCTCGATCTTGCTGATACGCTCATCGATGCCAGCCTGAACCGTCTCCTGCACCTTCGTGCAAATTTCTTTGATGAATGCTTCTTTCTCTTCGTTCGTCATATCATTACCACTCCGTTTCTCCTTTGCTGCCGCAAGGCTTTCAATGAACGTATCGCTGAAAGCCGCGCAGTTCTGCCAGAGGATTGCACAACCGCAACCCTCAAACTCATCCATGTAAATGTTCTGCTCATCCTCGTGGGTCTTTGTCGGATACCATTCGACAGAGAAGCCAAGCGCATCCATGCCATTCATAATCATGAACGCCTCATCGGGGAACTTCTCTTTCCACACAACCATCTCGGCCATCAGGTTTTCGCCCTCGGCTTTCACGCTGCGGATATAGCCGATGTTCGTGTCGCCGTGATTCGTGAACATCTCCGTGCCGTCAGCGAACAAGCCCTCGGGGTACGTGCAGTTCAGCGGCATGCCAACGAAACTATCAGCGCACGCCTCGATAGACTCCGGCGTGAACACCGCAAGCTTTCCATCGGCTCCGCACGGTGCGCCCGTGGACGGCTGTCCAATCTTCGTAATGCACCCGCGAATCACCATCTTGTGAGCCTCGGTAGACATCGAAATGTCAGAGAGAGCGCATTCGATTTTCTGTTTATCCATCGTCCTCACCTCCCTCTTTCGATGTGTCCTTCATATTGCCGTTCCCATTGAAGCCCCCAGCGATGCCGAGGTCGGTGTTAATTCGAGCCGTCTTCTCTGGGTACGTCATATTGGCATACGGCGAATCGCTCAAGTTGTATCCCATCTCGTTCCTCACTTCGTTCTCCGTAATCGCGCCTTTGTAGTATTCGTTCATCACACGAGACGATTTCTTAGACTTCTGCGCTTCGGAGTCTTCGAGGAGATAGTGGAATTTCAGAACGCCGCCGAGTCCCATATTGGCAATCACGTAGTTATTCACGAGGTCTTCGAGCATACCCGCGTATGGCTTGATAAGCTCCTGCACCATCGCGTTCTCCTGATCTTCACCCGTGCTGCGGTCGTTAGACATGACGAGGCCGAGCTTTTCATGAGGAAGACCAAAGGCAACACCGACAATCTGCGTGAGCTTGTCGAGCCAGTTGATGTACAGGCCATCGCTATTGATAGCTTTGATCTGCTTCGTCTCCACCGACTTGCTGCCAGCGGCAACAGGGATATGCCCAGTACCTTCGATTTCTTCTTCCATGTACTCGCAGAACTTCTGACGCTGCTCCTCGGTCACACCTTCGCCGAGGGAAATCAGGAACTCTGCCGTGGCATTCGTCGCACGGTCATTCGCCTGCTCCACACCTTCGAGGTAGTAGCGCACGTACTGGTAAGCCATCATAATCGGCGATAAGCCGTAGGGCTGATACGTGAAATAGTTCCGCTGGAGATACGCAACGTCTTTCGCCGTGAAGTAGTGCATGCCATCGCTCTGCATCTGCATGTACCGTGCAGCATCGGGATCGGTGTAGTCATAGGGAACCACCATCTGAATCGTCGAGCCATCGACGGGATACAGATAAATCGAGCGGTTCTTCGAGCGCGTCGTTGCTACCTCGCAGCACATCGCGTCGAGCACCATCGCATCATCGATGAGTCGCTTCGTGAAACTCTCGCGGCTATCCACGAGGTTCGGATTCTCGATGACACGCTGGATTGCATTGATTTCCCGCGTGTACTTCTTGCGTCCCGTGCCGATGACTTCGATGACATAGTTCTGCCGAGCAAGCGCATCCTGCACGATGGTAATCGCACGACGCACAATCGGGTCACGCGAGAAGTTGCGGAGCTGTTTCACAGTCGGAGTCTTCGGAAGTACCGACTTCTTCTTCTTGCCACCCTTCGGAATCCAGTACGTATACGACTGGTTCGGAAGTAGTTTATTGAGAGGGCTTTTCGCAGCCATGAATTTCTTTACTGATTCAAACACTTTCGTTGTCACCCCCTGTCATCACAGGAAAGGATTCAGCATCTTCCTGCTATCTTTCTTCGGGTCTGTCCCGATGGAACCGAAGGAGAACGACGCGACCGACGTAGCGAGGAGCGGATGCAATGCCATTTCCAATGCGTCCGGCCCATCGTCGTGTCCCTTCGGGTAATTTCGTAACTGACTAAGCAGGACATGTTGTCCCTGCTTGAATTTGATATGCCCCTGCCGAATATGCGGCACAAGGCTTTCGATGCGTGCAGCTTTGCTATCGCGGCCAGCATGGAAGACATCGAGCCAGTCGAGGTAGATGCCTGACTGAACCAAGTCTCGCTGCAAAGTGTTCGCGAAGAACTGCTGGAACTGATTGGTTTCACAGACAATCTTCGGATTGTCGGTGTAGTACCGAGCAATGATGTGCTTCGCATCGTCGAGCAATGATTCTGCTCTGCGCTTCTCCAAGCTGGCTTCGAGGACATAGAAGTAGTTGTCCTCGCATTGCGCCACCGCAATAATCGCCGAGAAGTCATTCGACCGCTTCCCTGCAATCGCAGGGTCAATCGCAATCGTCATCTGCTTAATCGGCGGATGCTCGGTGTAGTAGTTGTTCTCCAGCCAGTCCGTTTTGAAGATACGAGTGGATTCCGTCTGCGGATCGTTCTGGAACTCCGAGGCAAACCCTTCCTCCGATGCAAGCCGACGCTCCATCAGATGCTCGTACATGTCAGGCCGCTGGTCGGGCCACAGGACTTCCGTGCCTGCCAGCATTTCCTCTTTGTGCTCCCGATAAAAATCCATCGCGTCAGCATAGGCATGATCGCCTCGCGTGAGATCGACCATGATGTCCTCCCACTCTTTCCAGAGGGGACTGTCGGAGAACTTGATGACCGCCTTGAATGTCTTGCGAACCCAGTTGGAATACTCGCCGTCGTTCAACATGTGGTAGAGCAGCGCATCGTAGGAGAGCACCGTGCCGATGTAGAAGAACGAGCAGTTCACGGAACCCATCGGCATCACGTCGCTATTGAACCATTGCTGGAGCGCTGCGTTCTGCGACGGGCTCGATACCTCGTCGGCTGTCTCCAAGTCATCGAGGATAACGAGGTCTGGTCGCGTAGAGTTGAACTTCATGCCGCGCATCTGTGCACCAGCGCCTTTCGACGAGATGAACGTTTTCGTCTGCGTGAAAATCTCGTTGCTATTCCAGATGTCATCATTCCGCATCCGTCCGAAGTCGCGAATGATTTTGTCGTTGAACTCCAGCTCGTTTCGGATGTCAATGATGAACTGCTTCGCAACAGGGCCAGTCGCAGAGATGATGACGATGAACTTCTTATAGCCGTAGCACGCGCACCAGATTGGGAACGCGAAGCTCGTAATCGTAGACTTCGCATGACCGCGAGGTGCTGCAACGACGTTCCGCGTTTCCTCGTCGCTATGACGGAGAACAACGTCTTCAATCTTCTCGATGAGCCAGAGGTGGAATGGACTCCACGGGGAGGGAAAGGATTCTGCGAGGTAATATTCACAGAACCTCTTGAAGTCCGTCGCGCAAACATCGCGCATGCTCTGTGCTTCACCATCGTTCTTCCGCAGCCTGCCGCCGAAGATTTGCTTCATTGCATTTGCCACGGTTATCTCTTCCCTTCGATGTGATACTTGTTGATGTGATTCTCGATACGATGGAGCCGCTTGTTGTCGAAGAACTTCTGCTTCTTGTACCACGGCCTCCACGGGTTCGTCTCCTTGCTCCCGTTGCACCGCGCACAGGTCGGCACGATGTTCTCAACGAGATCGACGCGCCCCGGAGCTTTCTTGCTAAGTTCCGATTTCGCAATGACATGCTCGGCAATCAGCGGCGTATCCTTCGCACCGCAGTACGCGCAGGCATCATCGAACTCATGCTTCGTCCGCTCCCATTCCGTGTCATTCGTGAACACGCCATTGAGCGATACCCAGTAACCAGCGCGGCTACGCACAATCGTATGCGTCTCCACGCCGACCACGAACTCCTGCATGACTTCCAGCGGGATATGCTGGAGCAGCCAGTCTTTGACCGTGATATGCAAGTTGCGTGCGTAGGGAACGCAGATGCCATACCATTCGCCGAGCGCATCGTAGAAGTCCCGAGCACGACTGCCGGGGACGGCTGCGATGAACCGCGTCTTCAAGTTCTCGAAGGTGTAGCTCGGATTGATGTACGGTTTCACGATGCCAGATTCTTTGAGCATCCGTTCGAGCCCGTCGATCCGTTCGTTCAGCCGCAGCTCGTACCGACCGTCCCGAGAGATTGTCGGGAGTACGTCGTGAGCAATCCACCGCTGATACTTCTGGGAGAACTCCTTGCGACTGCCGAGGATCAATCGATAGACCCCAGCCTCGCTTACCGCGTTCACTTTCTGCTTGCCACCCGATGTCTCTACGGTGACTGTTGTATGCTCGTCATCGTCGAGCCGCGCCATAGCATTCCTGCCGCGCTTGATACCGAGGGCATCGCAGATGTCATTCGCTACATACCATTTGCATCCACCATCTTTCACGATGCGGACGTTGCTGAACACGCCGCCATCGAAAGTCAGAAGTTCGTTCAAATAATTACCTCGTCTTGTACTCGAAAATTTCCTTGTCTGCCCAGCGCTTGTCATCGCGGGACTTCACATGCTTCCGCAGGTCTTTCCCCTTCTTCACATGACGGGGTTTGCGGTCGCGTTCTTCCATGCTCATACGTCGTTCTCCTTATACGTTCGGCGGCGCAATCTTCCGCAACGCTTCGATGAGTGCAGGGTTATCCCTGAACGCATCCATGACTGCGTTGTAGTCATCTTCGTTGAGCCGCACCTTCAGAATGTCATTGATGATGTTCATCGCCCTCGCGACGGTGGAATACGTGTAGACCTTCTCCTGAATCTCACCGATGTCCGTCGATAACGTCTGCTGGCGCAGCGTCATTCGGTCGAGCATATCGATGGTCTGCTTCAGTTCCTTGATGTCACAGGTTCCGTCGCCGAGCTTCTTGTTCAATTCATCGAGGGCAACGGTGATGATGTCAATCGCGCTCGTCACAAGATTCAATGCCTGAACCTTCGTGCCGTAGACGTTCACCATCTTGTTCTCGGTGGGAACCTCGATGTCCCCGCCGAGGCCGTTGCTTCTGCACCACCGCGCAATCGTGTTGTGCGAAATCTTGTACCCTCCGGGGATGACACCCGAATCATTGATTTCCTTCGTGATTAGGCGGTAGCTTTCGCCCTTCATCCGTTTGTCGCGGATGAGCGGTGCGATGTTGTACGCTTCGATGAGCGTCTTGTTGTTGCCCGTGATGAAAGCCTTGTCATTTCCCGGAGGCGGTGGAGCCGATGGTCTTTTCTTTACCATACCTCTATACCTCCATACCTCTATAACGTCATACCTCTATACCTCTATGGAGGTACGCAAAATAAAAGCGCGGCTCAGGAGTGTTCCCCATTGCCACGCATAAGAGGGCTTGCGCCCTTTAACTGTTTACGCCACAGTCAGAACGTCATCGGCGAACCTCATCCCTAGTCCGATGAACCGTATTCGTCACGGCTTTTTCCAACGAGTCCGCACGCGGGCCCTGCAAGGTACGGCTATAGCAACTCAAAGTTGGTCGCTCGGGGAGGCATCGAACCCCCGACGTAAAGATTATGATTCTCCTGTTCTTCCAACTGAACTACCGAGCGATATGGTCGGTGGGGTAGGGTTCGAACCTACGATGTATCTTGCGTCTCGGATTTACAGTCCGATGCTTTCACCACTCAGCTCACCCACCGATGAAATCGCGGATGCTGCGTCTGCATCCACTTGCTGATTCTACGTCAGCCAACGTGTCTGTGTGTCCGCGCCGATCCGCCGATGCAGCGCTCGGGTCTTTTTCGGTTGCCCCTGTTCTAGAATTGACAACAACCCGGCAATATCGGGACGAAACCTTTACTCCCCGATGTCCTCCACCTAACGTCTGTCGAGGTAGCAACGTTCTCGTTGCCTGCGCGGGTAACCATGCCGCGCCATCGTTTCTGTCGCCAGCTTTGTTTACCGTCGTGCTGGAGCGACGCTTCTCCCGCGAGGTTTCTCACATCGACCTCACCGATGCCTCGGCGCGGTACTCGCTTCGGAAGAACATGGTCGCACAAAGGCAATCCTGCTTATGCGCGGGTATACCAATGTATTCCAAGGATCGCTTCGAGGGAACCAAGCATCTCGATATACAATCATGGAGCGTAGCGACATGTTGCCGCAAGGCAACCAATTGTAGGATTCAAAGGTCTTCATTGAATTCAATGGATACCAATGATTCAATCACCATTGTTCATCATTGATTACCAATGGATAGACCTTTGCCCCCCTACCCCCCATTGAAGTCCTCAGTTCGGTTCTCGCTCCGCTCGAACACTCCGCTTCGCTTCGTGCTTCTATCGCAGTACCTTGTTCCGTCCTTCGTCCCCCGCAGCCACCATCGAACTTCTATGTTATCCTATGGTATACTCCGAAGCAACCCTTCACACATAATGTTGAAAATCGGGGTTTTTTGCAACCCTATTTTACAAAGTTTAATCAACATATAATCTATGTTATCTATGTCCGTCCGTGTTTTTACCCCGAATCGACGCTGATGCCCCTAGCGTTCGTTCTGAGCGCGTTGGAGTACCTACGCTACCAAGTTATCCTATGAAGCCTCCGAAGGGGCTTAGACGCGAAGCCAGAGCGGTCAGAGAGCCTGCAATTAACATCAATGTTATTCAATGATTGTCAATGGTGTCGATGTTATTTTTTTTGTTGCGGAGAAATTTTCATGGATGTTGCCGATGGATTCTATGATAACCTATGGCTATTCATTTCCGCACCCCATGTATCATGCACGCGATCACCCGCGAACCCGCATGGTTCCTACGTTCCCAGCATTTTCCTGCGCTGCGCTGCGCAGATCGAACTTTGTTTTCGGTGTAACAATCCGCGCTGAAGCCGCGTAATTACTGGGGTTGTGCGGTGTTACGGATGACAGGGGTATTGCTGCGGATGGCTATGAAATAATTTTGGACGGCGCGGGTACGGAGCTGAGACTATGCCGGGCGCGCGCTGCGGGGCGTTCCGCGTCGGGCACGGCGTTTCACACCCTCCCAAATACATACATGCGGAAACGCTGTGAGGCTAGGAATGGCGCGGCTTGACGGCATGCATGCATAACATTATGGCTATAACGTTGCCTACTAAGAAAGGCTTTTGCAGGCGCGTATGCGTATACGTGCGCGCGCGCGCGCGTGCGCGTGTGGTGGCCGTCCGCAGCCGACAACGCTGTCAAGGTAAAATACTTGACAGGCCGTTGGTACATCTGCGAACGATAACTTTTGGCTATACAATCCATAGCCTCATCCTATGGCATCCCTATTAATCCCTAGATAGAAGGAAAAACTTTTTTTCAGCTCCGGAAAACCGCCGCGAAGCCAATAACGACGCGGGCTGACAGCGTTTCAGATCGATCCGTTCGGCATCTGCTGCGCGAAATTCCCTGTTGACAACGAACCGATAAAGCGCTATACTGTGAAGCGTCCAAAGGGAACAGGGACAACGCAAGACAGCGACCCTGCGCCCGTCGCGAATCGTCGAAATTCGACAGGACGAAAAAAGTCCTTGACAACGAACCGATAAAGCGATATAATGGGGGCACCGAAAGGCAAAGAGGTCCATCCTACGAGACGACTCGGCTACGTGCATTGATTTGACACGCGAGTACGTCGTGGGGGGCGACGCTAAAACTCTATGCTTTTCATAGCTGCCATTGTACGCTCGTAGTCTGTCCATTGTCGCCGACGAAAAAAGTCCTTGACAACGAACCGATAAAGCGATATAATGGGGACACAAGGTTGAAGGCCGCGAGGCCAATGACCTAACATTACACCGACGTTGGTAGCATCCCGAACAAGATTGCTACATGCCGTATTACTCTCTATGTAGAGGTCAGACTCTACCATCCAAACACGCGAGAAGCAACGCGTTATAACTCCCTGTCGCTATGTAACAGATGGCGCTCGTCATTGATGGCATAGGCAGACACGTAGTCCTTTGAAAACTGAAGAAGTGTGTCCCAAAGCCTCCCCATAGCAGGCCCGCAAGAATCCTCTGTTTTGAACGGATACCACTATGGAAGACATGAAACAATGCAAGCGCCGTGGGAAGGTGCGTAGCAGACGAAGGTCTGTGAGGTATACCGCACGATGTAGATGCTTTGGGTAGTGAGCACAAAATTCCTCTCCTGTAAAAAATTCCGTGACGAGCGCGGGCAACACCGTGCTCATCATGGGAGGAACTAGGTAGCACCTAGGGACTTCCAATTTTTTTGCAAGTGTGATAACATATTTGTTATTGCAGTAACGGAATTACTAGGAGGAATAACTATGAACGCCAGTATTGAAAGACTGCACCGCATCGAACGCGAAGTAACATTGGCAGGTAAAGAAATCCTGTCGATTCGCTGCGACGCCCTCGGGTATCGTGTGCTGGAGTACGACGAGAAGAACGTCTGCACCCCCTACGTGGTTCACGCGTGGCTCCCGGGGACTGGGCTCTTCGCAGGTCGATACTTCGAACGCAAAGAAGGCGCGGTGGCCGAGTTCGACCGTCATTGACAGTAACGGCGGCATGATGATTCCCATCGTGTCGCTGGTAGTGGCAATGACGCCACAGGAACAACAGGAGGAATAAGCTATGATGACATCTGTAATCGTCGATTATCGCGGAATGAACCATGAAACGGCTATCGAATACAAATGGGTGTTGCGCGATATCGAAGCGGAGCAAGTGGAAATCCCGCATCTAATCCGCGAGGACAAAGAGCAGGGCATGACCTACGACGAGACGCTGGAAGACCTGCGGACCGCTCTCGTGCTTGACATGAATGACTGTGTTGAGAGCGACTACATCCGCGAGCTTCTGGGATGCCTTGACATCGACTTCCATGCCATCGCCGAAAGACTGATGGAAAACTATTGGAATTGATAGTGGCAGCGGCAAGGCAACGTCTTGCCGTTGGTAGTGTCAATCCCGACACAGGATTAACAGGAGGAATTACCATGACAGTACAGGGAATCGTTGCAACGTCCGCATTCGGCGGGCTCGAAGTTCTTGACATCGAGTACGGCCCGGAGGATCGCGTCGTGTACCGCTGGTGCATCGACGGCAAAGAGGGGCGCATCTGCCGCGCAAAAATCCGTGATGATGTCGGTGGCCTTCCGTATTTCAAAACGCGGGGGCAGACGGTTTTCATGGATGACGTTCTCGCAGCACTCTGAAAATCCGCAGTAATCTAGGCACGACAAGGAAGTCGTGTCTAGGGTAGTGGGGATTTTCCCACAGGAAAAGACAGGAGGAATTTACTATGAGGCATCTAGAACGTCCCCCGCCGCCGCCTACATATTAATTTACGTATTATTGTAGGTGTACATGGAGGAAATGGAAATGCATTGGCGATAGTAGAGAATACGTAGTCGAATAGCCGAAACGACCGTTGGATGCATACAACGGTTGTCTGTCGGGAATGACCCCCCGGCACCGATGAGGCAGGTCAGCCTAGGGAAAAGACAGGAGGAATTACCATGAGACTGAAAACCGTTGAAAAGCTCATCAAGTACGCCGACATTCGCAAGGGTAGCGGCACGACACTCGGGAACCATTGGGTATCGGTCGGTTCCCTGAAGTTGAGCGTAACCTTCGGATACCATTCGACGGCAATCGCCCGGGTCTTGTTCAATCACAAGACCATCGAGTTCGACAATGGAGGCTGGGACACTTCGAGCACCAACACGGCTCTTCGCGACTACTTCGGCGAATACGTCGTAAAGCGCGGCTACAAAGACGTGACGGACTACACGAAGCATGCAGACATTCGTCGTCGGCTCTATCGGTGAGGGACATTTTCCCACAGGAACAACAGGAGGAATAACCATGAAAAACGCAACGGTCACATTCAAGAACGGCAAGACGCTGGGTATCTACGACGGCAAATTCTTCGGCGTCGAGGTATCGACGGAGCCGTGCATGAAAGGGCAGCTGGACTACTACGCCATGATTCACGGATTCTGCGACGCAATGATTTTGAACAATGAAATCATTCGCCATGCCGATGACTGGGAGGTGGTAAACGGCAGCGACTACGATGAGGAAACGGGGGAGTATTTCGAGGTATTCCAGTATTTCATCATCGACGGCAATGGCGCGGAGTATCTGGAGGAATACACGGATCAACTCGTGTACTATAGCGAATCGCTGGACATGTATCTGCTCGGGGTGACGCACTGCGGAACCGCGTGGGACTGCGTAAACTCTGGGTACGAGGTAACGGCAGAAGCCGAATGACACTAGGGACACAGGAGGAATTACAATGAGATTCTATGGACATTGCATGGAGGAAAACGGCTTCGATGTAATCCGTGATTTCCGCATGGGCAAATGGGAGATTGCCGTGTCGGAGCCGTACAAGAATTACAAGGGTGAACCGAAAATCACGGTGCTTGTCGGTGACGATTTCGGCGGTGACTACGTGCATTGGTGGCTCTTCAAGGATTCCGATGGTATCCAGAAACAGCACATCAACTACACGCAGGCGTCCGACGCATACATGCCGCCGCCGTACATCTGCAGGAAAATCGCAGAAGTCTTCCAGCGCACCGCTGAGGAGTATGGGATTTTGGAGGGATAACAATGGAGGCACGCATTTATGGACTGCTGGAAAATCGTATCTACGATTCGGCCATGAGTTACTTTGGCAAACTGATGGAGGCACGAGAACACCACACGGAGGTGAATGTGTATTGCTCTGGGAGAGCACAAGGAAAAGTGTTTGCACTCATTGATTTTGCGGTAGCCGCTGGGATGACCGAGGATTACGCCGCATTGCTTTACAGAAAAGCACGGAAATCATTCGCGGTTCAGCACAATATGAGCGAGGAGGATTTGTAATGGAAAATCTGAAAACAATCGCCGCATTCATCGTAGCCACCGCAGCGCGTCCATTCGTGTCGCGACGGTTCCCCGTGTACGACGAGGGAGGCGTGATGGTATCGACGTATTCGATAACGCCCCGATTCGTCTGGGTGAATCGGGGGATTGCGCTGGTGATGCTCGGCGTATTCGTCGGGATGCACATCTGAAAATCCGCAGTAATCTGGGCGCGTCAAGGGACGTGCCTAGGCTAGTGGGGATTTTCCCACAGAAATAGGGAGGTATATCCATGAAATACAAAATGAATGTCAAAGAAATCCTGTCTCGCACCGTGGAAATCGAGGCCGATTCGTTGGAGGACGCGAATCGAAAGGTCCACCAGCTCTATGATGCAGAGGAAATCGTGCTGGACTCTTCGGACTGGCAGGAGACAATCATCGATGAGGCAGAAGAAGCGGAGGAATAAACCATGAAGCGCTATGATAACTGGTATGGTATCAAGGAGTTCGATTTCATCTACTACAACGAATGGGAGGACCCGACGCTTGTATTCGATGGGACGTCAATTAACGTCCATGACATCGAAGACTATTTCTGGGAGGAATACCTAGAGGACGGCGGTGAAGACCAGAATTTCGATGCATTCGGCGAATACCTGCGGGATAATGCCGATGAAGTTCTGGAGGAAGCGCGGAGAATTGCCGCAATCACAAGGGAAGAGGAGGCATAACGATGGAGATCATCGGAACTAGGGAAACGTCAGAGGGATTCTACACACTTGTGCGAGGCGCGTATGGAATCGTCGTGTTGTTCAAGCGCACATCCAATCTGCTTCACCGATATGTTTTGAAATACGGTCAGAATCCATGCAAGGTGAAGACCATTGATGATGCATTGAAATGTGCATGGGATGAAACGGGGTGCTGACAATGGAACCATTGAGAACTACTGTGGTGTTCCGCAAGTTTAGGGACGGCGATGTCATCGCATTGTTCCCAGAGGACGGGGAGTTTTCCAGCGGTCGCATCATGACCTACATGCACGACGGGCAGCACTGTTCTGCGCCGTATCCAGAAATCGTGCAAGGGACAATCCCAGCGATGCCGGAGGAATACGCCGACCTGTTGGAGGAACTGAAATACGTTGGTTACATTCCGGTTGTGCGGAAGAAATGCCATGTAAAGTGGAGCTGCCAGTATCGGTATTGAATGGAGGACTGAAATCATGAAGAACGAACAGAATTACAAGGGATTCGCGGCCATCCGTGACAAGGCGGTGGAGATTGGAATGCCGAAGTATTGGGCAACAGACCTAGGGATCGACGCGATGTCCCTGTGGGAACACAAGGACACACCGTTCATCTGGATTCCTCGTGAGTGCGGCACGGCTCTCGTGCTGCTCGACGAAACGAACAAGACAATACAGGATTGCGGGCTGGGTATCGTAGACTACTATCGGACGCAGGAGGAGACAGCACGGTTCTTCTATTGGGACGGCGATAGGCTAACCGAGAAAACTGGAGATGAAGCCTACGATATAACCGCAACCGCATTCTCTGCAATCGCAGGATAACATTTTGCAAAAACTACTTGACAATGACACGATAATCGTCTATAATGAAACCATCGAGAGGCGATAGGGACAACAAAGATATACGCAGACGATAACATCTATGTGAACGGAGGAACGGAACAATGAAATCCTATGACGAAATCGTTGAAGAAATCTACAACATGAACGATGAGGAAATCGTGAACATCTGGAATGAGTATTGCGACTACGCAAACAACGATGACCGCATCTATCCGATGGACGAGTTTGAGTCCATCGCAGAGCCGCCGTCGAAATGCTGGGACGAGTTCTGGGAAATGTTCGATGACCTGAAGGACTTCGACCGTAATGCCGCGTGGTTCTACAAAGATGACCGCTGGGATTGCTGGACTTCCCTTGACAATCCTTGGGATGTAGTCAGTCCAGAGGATATGGCTAGGGCCATCGCCGATGGAGACTTCGATCCGAGCTGGGATTTTGAGGAGGAATGAACCAATGGAAGTCACAGAACTTTCCCGTGACCAGCTCACGGAGCTCAAAGGGAATTACCTTGACGAACGAATGGACGGCAGCGCAAGCTGGGGAGAAATTGCCGACGCCGACGAAATCATCAGCGACGCCGAAATCTTTGAGGCATACGCGGGATACGAGTTCGGCAACGATGACTTCTTCTGCACCGCTGGAATTTCAGAGGACTTATTCGACGCCGACGAGCGGACTGTCCTAAGAAGCGTCCGCCAATGCGCCGACAGGATTACTTTGGAAGACATCGAGCGCAACGCAAGCATAGTTTGCGCCGTGTGATTGGAGGAATTGAACGATGAAAGAGCAGAAAATCAGAGTGTATGTTCCGTCGATTCAGATGGTGAAGACCTACAGATACGACGAGCTGCCGGAGGAATCCAAGGGAAGCATTCGGGATGAATGGAGAGATGGCGATGATTACGATTGGTCGGAGGAGATTGCTTCGATGAAAGCTATCGCGAAAGCATTGAACTGTGACCTGCGATACGAGCAGGACCCGTGGGGTTGGACTGTGAGACTGTCTCCGAACTTCGAGTACATAGACGAGGAGAAAATCAGCGGTGTGCGTGCTCTGGCGTACATCGAAAACAAATTCATCACGCCGAACGAGAAAGGGAAGTTCTATGGATACTTCTACAACTACGGAAAGCGCGAATACAGGGGAATCACGAAGAGTTTGGATTGTCCGTTCACAGGGTTCTGGCTGGACGATGACCTGCGGGTTGCCTATGAAATCTGGAAGGATCACCTGCGTGGAAATCCGCAGATAACCGTCGAAGATTTCCTGATGTTTGTCGAGGACACGCTGAAGAAAGACTTGGATTCCATCGTCGAAGACCATCAGACCGACGAGTATGTTGACGAAGAAATCGAAGCGAACTGGGATGACCGCTGGTATACCATCGACGGTAGGGATGTGACCGATGATATTGCATGAGTGTCCGCAGTAATCTGGGCGCATCCGATGATGTGCCTAGGCTAGTGGGGATTCTCCCATAGAGGTATAGAGGTATAACGCTATAGAGGTATGGAGGTATAGAGGTATGAAAATGTATCTGATTCTCGTAGATGATTCGTCGAATTGCACGACAATGCAGGCCGCGTTTTCCACTAGGGAAAAGGCGCAGGAGTTCTTCGCGAAAGAGATGGAAGACTACTGGCCGAAAGCAGAGTGGAACAACGGCAGCTATGACATCGACGGAAAGACCGCCGAGGAATGCATTGAGAAGCTGGAGTTCTATGACGCTGGGGACAATCATCTGTACGGCATGGAACTCGAAGTTGACTCTGGTAAATGGATGTAAGGAGGAACTAGCGATGATTGACTATGAAAACAAAAAGATTGCCGTGGAGTGGAACGTCGATGACGTGCAGGATGTTATCAATGGGATGCGGTCGAACAATAAACGGTTCGTCCCTGCGCTGACCGAGGAAGAAAAGTTCCGGGTGCTGGTGTACTGCGAGGAAAACCACAATGCAGCCTATGGCATCAGTTGGGATTCCATCACGGATGCCTTGCACCGTCTCTATGGGGACAGAGAGAAACGCTGTGCCTACGTCTATGACATCAATGAAACCATCGAAGACTGGGAGCGCAATCTCAAAACACGGTTCGTCCCTGCGCTGACCGAGGAGGAAAAGCAGCGTGCCGTTGACTACTTCGACGAGCACGATGACGGGAAGAAGTTCTTCTGGGATGGCATCGAGGAAGCATTGGACACACTCTATGGAGACAGGGAGGTCGAGGGAAAATGAGAGTCATACTGACCTATTGTGAAACAGAACATCCCGTGTCTTGTAACTGGATGCTGGAGCCGAACAAATACCCTGTATGCACGGAGGAGTTCGACATCCCGCAAGTCGATGGGCGCATCGTATTGAAGGATGGATGCAGATGCTTCGACGATGTACTCGTCGAATCCCCCTACGGCAGATACATAGATACTGAAACAGGGAAACGCTACCACGTTTGCACCGGACACCCTGAAACTATGAAACTCGTGAAGGAGAACTGATTAACCATGTTGAATATCAACGCATATACAGAGCCGCTTCGTAGCTTCCTTGCGGCAGCCATGAAGGACGCCGATTACAACTGGAGGGACAGTGAACACGAATCGTGGGAGAGCGATGAAGCGCCAGAATCGTCGTGCATCGACGAGAACACCTTGGAAAATGCCTACGAAATCTTCGATAGATTCCATGAACAGCATCGCTGGGTTCCCTTTGATTTCCTTGACGGCGGTCAGGTCTACATGGAGATTGTCTATGGAGACAGCGACCTGAACGAAGATGACAAGGCATGGATTCACAAGGAATATCCGAACGGAATGCCGTCGGCAGAGATTGCCAGAACAATTTATGGTGACTATCGTCTTTTCATGGAGGGATAAACAATGCTGATTGATATTACGTCGAAGCCATGGAATTGGCCGACCGATTATCCTACGATGGACGCCATCATTGATGGACATAGGGATCGGCTGGTTCAGCGGCATCCAGACGGCAGCCTGTGGATGGATCACATGTATTACGATGGAGAGCGCGGGACGGTTCTGGAGTACGTGCCTGTTCCCGATGACGCAACCGCGAAGGAGGTCGAATGACAATGGACTACAGCGAATTTCTGGCAGAGGTGAAGGTTCTGCGCTCCAAGGCAACCTACGAGGGATACAAGGCAGCGCTGAAGCACTTCCCGAATCCGACGAAGGAAAACATCATGAAGTACATCGAGAATCCGAAGTTCTCATCGAGCACAAAAAAAAGAACGCCTCCGTATTCTCGGAACTGCCCTCAGATGGTACAATAAGATGGACAGAGGAATCGAGCGAATCATCAAGGGATACCGTGAGAACAAGACGGTCGAGCCCTGCCCTACCAATGAGCAGGTGGAGCTGGCATGGAACCAGCTCGGGAACAACAGAGACAGAGCGATGTTCGCGCTGATGGCCTACAATGGTTTGCGTATCGGCGAAGTTCATGCATTGGATAGAGCCGACGTAGACATTGAGCATAACATTTTGACCGTTCGCGGAACCAAAGGTAAGCACGATGCAATCATCCCGCTCATCCATCCGAGAGTCCAGAAATACCTGTATGCATGGATGACCGAGCGCCACGATAACTACAAGGCATTGTTCATCGGGCCGAACGGTCGGCTGTCCTATGGATTTCTCAAGGTGAAATTCCATGAGTTGTTCCGCGATCTCGGCATGGAGTTCCATGCACATTCCCTCCGGCGCTACTATGCCAATTCCATGTACAACGCAGGAGTTCCGTTGCAGGACATGTCAGTTGCCATGCGTCACGCCAATGTTTCCACGACGATGCGCTACCTGAACATTGGGCAGCAGAACGTTGTGGCTGCGCTCCAGCGCACATTCGCTGGAGCTACGGCGTAAGGGAGGGATGCGCATGGTACATTTCATCGCATTCCTGTTCTTCATTTTCTTCTTGCTTTTCGATGACTGACGGAGGTAATTACAATGGAAAAGAAATATCCAACTGTTGAAAACGAGTACGGCGTTGCCATTGATTTCGAGGAGGCCGTGAATCTCATGGATGATGGCATCCGCGAATCGTTGAATGCCGAGCTTGCGCCGTGCAGCCCGCAGGAGTTCTTCGATGCATACTGCAAGTCGCATGAGCGGAAGTTCGGCGAACCGTTTGAATTTGCAAAGGAAAATCCTGTGGCATAAGAGGAGGGATGAGCGATGACGTTCGATGAATACTATGAGGCAACAGATAAAAAGCTCATGGAACTAAGTTACACAGAACCCGACGATTTCAAGAGGAGGCATTGGATAGAGCAGCGCAGCTTCCTTGGCCGCATCAAAGTCGGCAAGGATAAAATTTATGATGAAGCGAGGGAACGCATCATACGCTACCTTGAGGAGCATCACGGAGAGAACGCGAATGTCTATGCGCTCGAAGATGTAGATCAATGGATGTGCGGTTTAGCCATGAAGAAAATCTATGGGAACAAGGGGGAATGAATCATGATAAAAATCAGAACACCTTTCGCAATCGCAGCGGCAGTAATTACTGTCATAGCTATCATTGCAAACCCAGAGAAAATGGCAGCGTTGCCGTGGTTTGCAGGGGTATCGACTGGGATTCTTGTAACGTATGTGGCATCGAAAGTCGAGGGATAACATGGAAAGTTCATTGAAATTCATCGATCTATTTTCTGGAGCAGGTGGTCTGTCCGAAGGACTTACGAACGCAGGCTTCCACAGTCTATTTGCATCAGAGATTGTACCTGTGTATGCTCAGACCTATCAGAAAAACCACGCAGATACAGAGGTATGCGTGGATGATATTCGAGGAGTTGACGCAGAGAAAATCAGGGACGGCCTCGGACTAGCACGAGGAGAACTAGACCTGATTGCAGGTGGGCCACCGTGTCAGGGATTCTCCATCAATGCCCCGATCCGCAGTACCTCCGACAAACGAAACCATTTATTCAAAGAGTTCCTTCGCTTCGTCGATGCCTTTGCTCCGAGAGCAATCCTCATCGAGAATGTGCCGGGGCTGGTATCGTTCGAGCATGGTGCTACGCTGCATGCAATCCTAGATTCATTGGGAGCGCTGGGCTACGGAGCTGGGGTGCAGATTCTCGGCGCTGCATACTACGGAGTTCCGCAGATGCGCTGGAGAACCATCGTACTCGGCGTAAGGGAACGAGAGCTGCCAGTTGAGGCATATCCAGTTCCAATTTGCCACGCTCCGATAAGACCGAACTTCGCATCGACATTCGATGGAAAGACCATCGTCCGCACGCCGTCATCGGAATCGAGCGCAAACTTCACAACGGTAAAAGATGCTATCGGCGATCTCCCACCGTTGAAGAGTGGTGAACGCGGAGAGGAGTTCAAGGCATATCCAGTCGAGCCGCAATGCGATTATCAAAGACGCATGCGCCGTGGATGCGCTGGGGTTTACAATCATGAAGCTCCGATGCTTTCAAAGATTAACATGGAACGTCTGAAATACATCAAGCCCGGCGGCAACTGGACAGACATTCCGTTCGACCTGCTTCCGAAGGGAATGCAAAAAGCCAGACGTTCCGACCATACGAAACGCTATGGCCGCGTTACTCCCGATGGTTTGGCTTCGACAATAATGACGAAGTGCGACCCGCATTGGGGAGCTTTCTTCCACTACGAACAGGATAGGTCATTCACCGTGAGAGAGGCTGCGAGAATCCAGTCTTTCCCAGACCACTTCGTATTCACGGGAAATCAGGCAGAGCAATTCGCGCAGGTTGGCAATGCCGTACCACCGCTACTCGCTGAGTCAGTTGGTCTTTCCTTGCGTTCCGTGCTGGAGGCATGACATGTCAGGATATATCTATGAAATATTTGGCTACCGTGTCAACGACGAATCCGATGTAGCTCGGTCGTATGCGGCGAAAAAAGTATGCCCATTCCTAGGAACACAATGCACCAAGGTTTTGTCGAGAGATCGCACAATAGCCGGCGTTTGTTCTGTGCATCAAAAAAAGGACAAGACTCCTGTCATCTGCTGTCCTATTCGGATGTACGCAGATGACTATGCTATGCTTCGTCGCATTGCAAACATCGCTTTTCGCCGTGATCTTCCGCTATTCTCTGGCCGTCTCGCAGTTTCAGAAGCGCGGAAGAACAACGGAGCTATCGCCGTGTTCGGTCACGGATGGGGAGGAGAACTTCGGCTGCCGAACAGAAACGGTGCTGGGTCATATTTCGTTGATTGGATTCTGGCACGCCTTGACGAACGAGGTCGGCTCGAAGACTTCACAGCAATCGAGGTGCAGACCGTAGATACAACGGGGAGTTATCGAAGAGCACGCGAGGAAGCTATCGAGCATCGACAATCCATCCCTGACACCCTCGGACTGAACTGGGAGAACGTGTCGAAACGAATCCTCCCGCAGCTCATCTATAAAGGACAGGTTCTACAGCGGGAGGAACTATGTCGCACGGGGCTTTTCTTTGTATGCCCATCGCCTGTCTTTGCTCGTGTCCTGAATCGACTGGGAGGCAAAGACAACCTTCCTATTTTCCCGATGCAGCCAGCTTCGATCAACTTCGTTAACTATGATTATCTTAGAGAGCCGACGAAGGATGGCTGTGTTCTTCCTCTTGGAATCATCGAGCAGCATTCGACCACCGTTTATAAAATACAAGAGGCATTTTCTTCGGTTAGTCTACCAAATGGCAATGTATATCGCGACGCCATCATGAAAGCCCTCTATGAATAAAAAACGACCCTCTCAGATTCGCTCTGAGGGGGTTCATTGTTGTTGCGCGATAACTTATACCTGTGGCTTTTTGATGGGAGAACACAGCCAGCTCTTTCCACCCTTGGTAGCAATGATCTGGTCGTTGCTCCACATGATTTCATAGCCTGCTGCGCTGAGAAGTTCATCGAGGGAATCATTGGAAGTTACAATGAGGTTCACACCGAGCACATCGGCCAGCTTGTCAATCACAGTATTGTCTTTTGGTAGTACCCCGTTTTCGTATCCGCTGATAGCACGCTGTCGGGTATCCAGCTTCTTCGCCAAGTCTCTTTGCGACAGTCCAAGCTCGGTTCGTTTTACTCGGATTGCATTTGCAAATTCAGTAAGAAAGTCTGACATGGTTATCCTTTGCCTCCACTATTAGATTGAATCCCAGAATATCACAGATGGCGATGAACTCATCGAGCTTCAATGTACCGTGCTTTATCTTGTAGGAAAACGCCTGACGTGTATAGCTCGTCCCAGCTCTTTCGTTGTAGTCATTGACTAGTTTGACGATGGTATATTTACGGGTCGAAAGCATTACCTTTATCGTCTTCTCGATGTCCTTCATGATATTCCCTCCTGATACCATTATACACTAAAAAAGCCACGGCGTAAACCGTAGCTTTTCTTTTTAGTTGTTCATCGACTTCCTCTGACATTTATTACAGAGGCAGCAGACTACATGGCAGTCTGGGAAACGCTCGTCGAGGTATTCAGGGATGCGGCAATGCTTTCCGTTCTTCTTCATCGCGTCCATCGGGTATTCCACTTTGACCGCTGGCGTCCCAGCATCGTACTGCGGAGGCGTCTGGTGGAGGGCATCGTAGATTCCCTCGGCATATCGACGGATAGTCCCGATTCTTTTTCCGATAGCCTGATGGGAGATGCCGAATCGTTCGCCGATTTCCTCCTGCGTTCTTCCATCGGCAATCATCACGAGGATTTCCCAGTTGTCCGACGAGAGATGCATGCGGAGTTCCTTGAGCGCAGCCGTGAGTTCGTCGTGGCGCTCGGCTTCTACGATGATGTCCAGCGGATCGCGAGGGAGCTTCGCATAATCCTCGGGCATCGGCTTCGAGTTCTCTTTCCAATCCAAGAAGTCCAGTCGATTCAACGTGTTCGTGAGGTCTACGAGGCCGTCATTGTAATCATCAATGAGCTGCTTCAAGTAATCCATCAGACCATCACCGCTTTCTGGATGGTTTCGAGCTTGTACCTCGATGTCTCGAAGCGCATGATGTAGCCAATCTTGCTGCCGAAGAACTTACAGTTCAAAATCGTAGAGCCATCGGGAAGCCGACGTTTCCCCACGTCTTTTCTCCCCGGCTCATCCTTGTCCTCGATGTAGCGCACGTCGCGTGAATACTGGGAGAGCGTTCGGAATAACCGTGCCTTGTCCTCTGTCTCGATGGTGAGGCGATAGAAATCGCCATCGTCATTGAGATCGACGAGCATGGTTACGATCAATCGCCTGTGCTCCCGAAGCCGCCACGGGATAACTCATGGAGCTTTTCGACGGTATGCGTGATAACATCATCGTCCATCGTCGGGACAATACGGAACTGTGCAATGCGTGCCCCACGACGAATCATCACATCGCGGGTAGCGTAGACGGGCATTGCCCATTCGTCGTCATCGCCGGAGTAGCCGTTGTCGATGATTCCGACACCGTTCGTCTGGATGATTCCGTACTTGCGGAACGTACTGCTGCGGGGAACGAGGTGCGCTTCGTAATCTGCTGGCAGTTTCATCGCAACACCGAGAGGAATCTGCGTGTAGTCCCCAGCACGCAGCGACACATCCTCGGCTGCTTTGAGATCGATCCAGTCGCCGTGGCGCTCCACCTTGCAATTGTCATTGAAATATTTTACCTTGATAACTTTCATTTATTACTCCTCCGTGATTCCGAGGGCATCAGCATACGGGAGCTGCTTGATGAACTCGCCGCAGAACTGACGCCACTCGATGAGTCGATGGCTGTGCCGCTGATAATACATCGTCTTGAGCTGCGCGTAGTTCGTCGCAATACCAGCAGCGATGCACATGCCCTCTGGCAGATTCGCTTTGGCACGCTGGAGATTTTCGAGCGACGGGTCTGCCCTGTACTTATCGACGTACTCCGAGAAGACTTCGACAATGCGCGGGTCAACGTACTCATTCATGAGGTCTTTGTACGGCAGCGACTTCGCCTTGTGCATCGTGGACTGGCTGTCTTTGACAGTGAATCCGTAGGTATCGAACTCCGTCCACCAGTAGCGCGGGGCCAGTACATCGAACGACACGAAAATCTGACGGAGGAACTTGTCATCCCCGTGTCCGTGCGGCGTATGGCCGAGGGTATTCCCCAGCTTCAGCAGGTCATCGACGCTGCGCGTGTCCAAGTCCATCCGCTGATTCACCACATCCATCATCGGATAGCGTGCGCGGATCAGCGCCTCTTTGATACCGTAGACATTCACATTGAAAACCTTAATCATTTACTTCGTCCTTTCCTCCGTGTTGCGAGGAGGTACTTCGCTTTCCCCCACGCTGCCGCATCCGCACCCTTCGCCAGATCGAATCCCGTGTCCCCTTTGAATCCACGGTACAGATCGGCGAACACCACCGTCTCTGCGATGTCAGGATGCTGCTCCTGTAACTCCACAAGTTCCTTCGCCCGCTTCGACCACTCGGCGTCGCTGATGATGTTGTCATTGAGCTCGTAGTAGATGATGCTATGAACCATCAGCGAGAGCCGCAGCTGCTTGATTCTATCAGCGATTACCATTGACTTTCACGACGCGGTTTGCCTCGTACCAATGGTTGTCCTCATCGTACACGCCGAAGTCAACGCACACGCGAGAGCGAACCCGGCCATCGTCATCGTAGAACTGACGGAGCGCGACGATGGTTCCTCTAGCATGCGCCTCGTATTTGTCGAGGTAACGGCTAAGAGCAATCACCGTATCGCAAATGTCCAATGTATTCCCTGCAAGGTCGGTAATCATTCCTCGTCCTCCTTCATCCAGTCCATGAAATACTTGAACGTCTTGTACTCACCATCGGAGCGGCCCCAGCTATACATTGTGATGCCAATGATAGCCGCTGCAAAAACCATCAAAAAATCATTCATATCGATAATACCCACCCTGACCCACGGCTGACCGCCGTACACACGTTGTTCACTTAGATTCTCGGATCGTTCGGATCGTACTCTTGGCACTCGGCCTCATCGTAGTCGATCTCTGCCCATCCATTGTCGATTTCTTCTTCGGCTTTCTCGAATGCGTCCCACTCGTCGCATGCAGAAACAACGACGGTTCCGTGGAAACTTACGACGTATGGCTTCGTCACAGGAACAACGCCCCCACCATGACGCCGATGAGCGCAACGAGAACGAGGATGTATGCACCGAAGAACATCTTCGTCACGCGGATTCCTTCTTTGTCATTGGGGTCATCCGTGATCTTGCCCCCGACGTGACTCGCGATGAATCCCCAGACGGCCATCGCAAACAGAATACCAGCTAAGAAATTCACCACTTACTCTTCCTCCACTTTATCTACGGTGATCGTTGCCAGACCTTTTTCGATAGCGTCGGCGAGGAGACTGACTGCCTCCTCTTTGCTATCGGCGTCGATCAGCGTGTCACCATGAAATTCGATGTAAAACATCAGTCGATTGCCTCCCATAAACCATCGTCCATCCTCTTGAACATTCCCTGATTCAACGAACCACGGAAGGGAAGCTCCGTCGTATGCTGTCCATCAACATAAACATCATCAATGATATAATCGAAGTTCGATAAATCGTAGGAGTCGAGCAATTCGTCGATGATGTACCCCGTATACATCGTAGTTGTAAGCCCGTGATTCTTTGCCCACGCTGCAATCTCATCGACTGCATTGAATTGCATCGCCGGATCGCCGCCAGAGAACGTGACGCCATTGATGAATCCGAGGTACGGCTCAATCATCTTTTCAACGTCTTCGACGGAAACCTCTTTGCCACCATCAGGATTCCACGTCGAGGGATTCTGGCAGTTCACGCAATGATGCGGACACCCTTGCGTGAAAACCACAGCATTTATGCCGACACCATCGAAGAGAGACGTTGGACGGAACCCTGCAATCCTCATAATGCGCCGCCTCCTGCATGGGAAACACGGTCGGCTGCTTCGGCCTGCTTGCCGAGATTGAAGCGATCGATAGTTGAGAGATACCCTGTGATGATTTTCACGACGCGAATGTTTTTACTTCCGCATTTCGGGCAAGCGCCATCGAACGTTCCCATGTAGCCGCAGTCTTTACAGAAGTCGTTCTCATAGTTCAAACCGCCGTATACAATGCCACTCTTCGCCATATAGCGAAGCACCTTCAGTACACCATCGGGATTGAACTTCGGAGAAGACGGGAGCTCGATGTAAAAAATCGCGCCCGCATTGCAGAGCAGGTGGTACGGCGCTTCCACGTCGATCTTCTTCTTCATATCGCAATGGAACGACACGGGCAGATGGAAGGAGTTCGTGAGATATTCCTTGTCCGTGATACCCTTGATGATACCGAAGCGTTTCACAATAGCATTCCGCAGCGTGTAACAAGCGGATTCTGCTGGAGTTGCGAACGTCGAGAAATTCAGATGGTACTTCTTCGTTGCTTCATCGGTAGCCTGACGGATGCTCTTGATGATTTCAAGGCCGAGCTCCTGTGATTCTTCTCGTTCGCCGTGGTGGTGGCCCGTGAGAACCATGAGAGTTTCCGCAAGGCCAATGAAGCCAACCGACAGAGAGCCGTTACGAATCATCGGTTCAATGCAATCCTCGTCCTTCAGGTTTTCGCTGCCCTGATACCACGAAGCAACAAACGGCACATCCTTCTTCCGCAGGTGTGCGATGACCTCGTAGCGATTGTACAGCTCCTCGATAGCATCTTGTGTAGCCTGGCGCAGAATTTCGTAGAACTTGTCAACGTCACCGTCTGCCTCCAGCGCGAACATCGGAAGATTCATCGTGACGAATGCAAGATTGCCGCGAGCTTCAGGTGTAGCATCGCCGTTGACATTCGTGCGAACCGCCGTGCGGCAGCCCATCGTTCCCGCATTCCATTTGTCGGGATACGCAGGGCTATCACAGAACACGAAACGCGGCTGGATGCGATGGCCCATGCATTTGACAGCTGCCTGTGTGATGTCAAAGTTCGGTTCGCCGGGATGCAGGTTGATGCCGTCCTGCAAACGATAGCAGAGGTTCGGGAAAATCGGGTTTTCGCCGTGACCGAGGCCCGCATCGTAAGCCTTGAACAGATTCAGCGAAATCATCCGCGCTTCTTTCGACGTATCCGTGCCGAAATTCAGAGAGGTAAACGGAACCTGTGCGCCGCTGCGGGAGCGCATGGTATTCAGGTTGTAGACCAGCGCCTCCATCGCCTGATACGTCGCTTCGTCTGTGAGTTTCCATGCGAGAGCATCGGCTTCCTCAAAGGTCAGGCTCGGATTCACACGATGAATCTGCTGGAATTGCCATTCATTTTCCTTCGTGACATACGGCGCAAGGTCGGTGTCAAAATGGAGGATTCCCTGCCCACCGAACATGTCGTTCTGCATGGACTGGAGGATGATGCAAGTGAGTGCCGCTGCCGTGCCAATGCGTCTCGGCGAACGAATCGTGCCAACCCCATTGTCGAAACCATGCTTCAGCATTTTGCCGAGCGGCGAGAAGAAGCAGTTGAACGTAAGGTTGCGATACCCAAGATCGTGAATGTAGATACGTCCGAGCTTATGATTCCTTGCCGCCGTTGCGTCAATGTTCTTCAGATAAAAATCCTTCGACGCAGCCTCGGCGATACCATACATCTTCGATGCTGGGCTGTTGCCCGTATTGGCATTGTCGTGGTTCATCTCATGGATCAGCGATGCCGTCTTCTTCATCAGCGTACTGTTGGCCTCACGAACCTCCGTGCGCTTCTGGCGATAGAGAATATAGGCTTTCGCAACGACTGGCGCTGCTTTCATCAGATGGCGTTCGACCTCATCATGAATCTCATCGACCGTCACCATATCTTTTCCCTTGAAAGAAACCTTGATCGTCGGCGGGTTTACGCCGACCTCATCGGCAGCACCTTTGACCGCTACTTTGATTTTCTCGTAGTCGTACTCCTCGATACGACCATCGCGCTTCAGTACCTTCAATGAATCACTCCTTATATTTCCGGCGTTGTAAAAAATTAAAAATTATTCCGCCCAAGTTGCAAAAATAGTGTGGATAGATATTTCATCGACTTCTTCTTTTGGAAACAGATAATTAAGGAGAGCGCGGATATTTTCGTCCATTTGCTCTTGTGTATATTTCGGCTTCTCATACGGCATCATCACCGAATAACCGATATATACCATGTCCTCTGGTCCAGAGATAATCTCAACGTCTTTTGCTTTCTCGGGGAAACCATCGGGAAGTTCGTCAAAACGGCCATCTTTAACCAGTTCTGCGACCTCATAGACATTCAAATCAAATTCATCTACGCCGAATTCATGACGCATTAACATATAGTCAAGATCGACCTCTGTACCATACAGATGTACAAGATGTGCAGCATACCAATCCATACTCTTGACACTCCCATATTTCCAGCCGTCCGACGATTCATCGAAGTGCCGAACAACAACGTCTACACGCGGATTCTCACGGTCTACATCGTAGTCAATGTATCGCAGGAGAGCTTTGCAATCGTCAAGATATGCGCCGCCATGCTCCAAAGCATCAGCCAGCGCTTTCGACAGATTATTTGTGTCCCTCCTGCGCTTGTCCCGCCAGAACGTGTTGACCTCCACGACTACTTTGCAGTCCGTCGTTTCCCAATGCTGCTTCGCAATCTCGTCACGGATAATCGCCTCGGCTTCAGCGAACCACTCTCGGCCACGCTTAGTGCGTATCTGTTTTCCCCATCGTGTCCGCAGGTAAAGAGCATTGACAGACACAGGGACAGGCAGGGAAAGCCGCAGCATGTCAGTCGTTTTCAATGACCTCCGTGATTTCGCTCATGCATTCGGCGGCGAAATTGATGCGGTCTTTGTTCTCCGACGTAAGGCTATCATCGTACAGGATGTCCGCAAGCATCTGTGCTTCCTCCACCGTGAGAGCGATGCGTACTTCGCGCTCCTTCGGCTTCGATGCCGTCACCTTCAATGGGCCAGCACCTCGCGGAACGACGCAGCTTTCTTCTCTGCCTCTTCCTTAGTCTTGAAGCAGTTACCCGCTGCGACCAGCTTCTTTTCGTAGGTGTAGTCATCGTATGTTTCAGCGCACACAGTACCGTCTGTGTCCACGCTGTAGTACGTATCGCCGACCTGCGGGAACTTCTTCTTCGCGAGGTAACGCTGGAGTGCCAGCGATGCACCCTTGACGAGATCGAAGTCATCCTCGGGAGAACACTTCGCAATGCCGCTTTTTTTGCCATCGGTAACTTTCACTGTTCTGCCGTCGATAACGAGCGCAAGGGTTTTGTACGCGGTGTTCTTCGCAAGCATCGAGAGTGCCGTGTCATCGTCGGACTCAATCTTCTCGATGTCTTTGTCCGCGACAAGCTGCGGAATGTTATCGTCCTCCATCAGGATTACGATATTGTCGAACACCGAACCAGCAACGAATCCCGTGTCACCGACCTTGTACGAACCGAGGACGGATTCATCGTCAACAATTTTCACATGATCGCCAATCTTGAATTTCAAATAGCAACACTCCTTTAGTCTTTGCGAGGGTCAATGACTTTGCCCGCACGGGCCTGCATTAGCCAATCCGCGTACCGTTCAAACTTTACCTTGTCCTTCTCTGTGGACTCGCCTTGCTTTCTTCCTGCGCGATACCCATACTTGATGCAGTTGCCTGCGAGGAATCCACAGAACTCCTCCCGGGTCATCACCGCCTGCATGATTTCCAGCGGTTGAATCGCACCAGCATAGTGCTCCGCGAAGTATTTGTCTGGCGCTGGCGGCGTTTCATCCGCTGGCGTCAATGCCACTCCATGACTCCTATCCAAGAATCCTCTGCATACCTCCTCGATTTCTCGGCGGTGATATTCCATGTCATATCCGCAGTCAAACGATACCAGCGGACATCCATCGCATCTATCGCCGTAATGAACGCAGATGCCATCACGGGCTCTGCTGATGTCACAGTCACTCAAAGGTGTGGACGCTGGCTGCGTCGGTCGCGGCGGTCGTTTGCTACTCATTGATCCTCCAATGCCTCGCGACAAACCGCTTCGACCTCCTCCGTACAATCAGCGTGACCGCAGTTGAATTTCTCCAGCGGGCATTCGAGGCACTTGCCACGATACCGCTGGCATACTTTGTCTAAATCCTTTTTCGTCAACGTTACTCCTTCAACATTTTTGTTACCGTCAGGGCATACTATTTCCCATAGTGCTTGATGTAGTACGGGCAATTCTCGTTGACCTCGCAGTATTCCTTGCACCGCCTATCGGGATTGCTCTTGCTACCCCAGCGATCCTTGCAGATCGGAGGCATCTCCTTTTTTTCCAGCGCGTGCATCAAGCGGTCGTACTTCGTTTTGAAATACAGGCGCACCCAATGGTCGCTGATGCGGTTCACCGGGATGAGATATGCAGCCTGCGTGATGCCGTAGCTTTTCGCCGTCTTGTCGAGGCCACCACGGACGAAGCATTGCACCGCCATGTGCTTTACAGGGATGCCGTGCTTCTCCATCAGCAGCCGATAGTAGTTCAGCTGAAACGCAACGTCATGCAGGTGCCTCACGCCACCCGGCTCGAACCTCTGCCGCCACTTCTCTTTCCCCTTGTCCCTGCCACGGGTCACGATGTATTTCTCCCAGCGCGGCTTGAAGCCGAGGCATTGAGAAACCTTGTATGCACCGTAGCATTTGAAATCGTAGAGCGTCTGCGTCTCCGTGTCGTAGGCATCAAACGCACCCGAGGTGATGTCATCGTTCAGCCGAACTTCTGATAACCAGTTCTGCGGTGTGTTGCCCTCCATGATGGAGTGCATCGACGTGCCAATCATTGCCGCGATGCTGCCCATCGGATTCACGTAGAAGTCGCTCGTGATCTTCAGGTAAGTCTGTCTGGTATCCGTGAGGAGCGTCGTGACGCTCGGCTTACCGAACCAATGATGCGTAGCATTTTCCGCGCTCTTCAACGCTGGCAATGCCATGCACCGATGATCGCATTTCTCGCAAGCACCGAACTTCACGGCGTTCCCATCGGGACACCGAAATCCAATCGCTGCCATCTATCCGCTCCCTTCAACAACAATAAGTATACCACTATTAACAAATTTGTGCAAGCATTATTTTAGTCGTTAACGTCAGGGCATACTTCATCGACAATCCGCTGGATAACGAAGTCCGCGCACGGCTGCGCCATGCCATTTCCGATAGCTTTGTACCTCCGCGTATCAGGTGCTGGCTTTCCATGGAACTCGATGTCCGTCCAACCATCGGGATAGCCTTGCAGTCGTTCGCATTCCAGCGGAGTGAGGCGGCGAACCGTGTTATTCTGTACCTGACACTTATTCTCCTGCACATATTCATTTCCGACACCTTTGTAATCCCGTGCCACCAATGCTCCGATAACTGTATGAACAACTGGAACTTGGTTGCCGCCTGTCCCCATACGACTATTCAACGTATTCACTCGTCCCCCTGTCATCCTACGCATCACTTCGCTGGCGTGCGTCATATCGTAGATGTCAATCATTGAATCCCCTCTCGAAGATCGTCATATCCTGATGGGCGACCAGCGTGTACGCTTGGTCTTCCTTCCACATCGCACCGCTGCCACCGCCTTTCTTCTTTGGCTGACGAATCTTCAGCACGACGGGAGGAGCAGCGTTCTGGAGCACAGGGTCATTCTTCGTTCCACCTGCGCTGTTCGCGCTGAGTGTAGCCGATGTTCCATCCGGTGACTGTACACGGCTGCCCTGCTGCATGTACGGAGTCAGAGAGCCATCGCCATCTGGCGTTCCAACGCCGACCGCAGTTCCATCGGCAGTTCCTTCCCGTGCTCCTTCGCTCTCCGCAGAATCCCCGCGCACGCTTTCGCACTCAAAAAGTATTTCTCCGGCACATCTGTGATCGGCTGCAAAATCTGCGACAAGGAAGACTCTTTTGCGACGCTGGGGGACTCCCCAATACTGAGCATCGAGGACTCTCCATGCGATTTCACAGCGTTCGCATTGAACCAGCCCCGCGTATGCCCATTTTCCATTGTCAGGCATTGGAACTTTGGTCGCTCCGATTTCCGAGAGCACAGCCTTAAAGTCCATCCCTTTGTTGGAACTGAAAGCTCCTGTGACGTTCTCGAAAACAAAGAAGCGCGGGTACTTTCCATTGGTTGCTTCTCGCATTTCATTGACAATCCTCATCCCCTCATAGAATAGTCCAGATTCACCATTGAGTCCCGTGCGATTACCAGCGATTGACAACGAGGTACACGGAGACCCTGCCGTGATAATATCGACGGGTTCGATCTTTGCGCCGTCGATCTTCGTGATGTCCCCGAGCTGCTTCATGTGCAGGAAATGAACCGCCGTCACCGCAGCGGGGAACTCATCGACCTCCGATGCCCACACGGGAACCACCGCACCGCTATGTAATGCTGCCATCGGCCAGCCGCCTATATTCCGTCGAACAAACTACCGAGCGTAAGGTAGGATTTCTTCAACGGGCATCAACTCCTTCCACTTTCTCCGACAACCTCGATGTCTCGGGGTTGTATACCAACGTGAACACCTCGTTCTCGTTGCGACGTTCACGAGCCTTGACGATTTTCACCCGCGTGTCGTACTTGTACTTCTCTTTGTCAATCGGAGAGAGCGTCGAATCCAATGCACGACGCCAGATCAGGAACACATAGTCACCGCTATCGCCGATAGCGCCAGAACCACGCAGGTCTTTTTGCTCTGGTTCATGCCACTTGCCAGACCCATCCTTCCCTTGTCCAGCTTTGGAGAGCTGCGAGAGGATGACGAACAGGACATTGAGTTCCTTCGCGAAATCCTTCGTCCGTTCCGCGACAAGCTCCTCGTCTCCGATGGTGTCACGCCCGCGCATCTTTTGAAAATAATCGACCGCAACGATGTCCACCGTTTTTACGCGGGCATCCATCAGCTTCACGTACTCGGCCATCGCTTCCAGCGAAAGGCCGGGCTTATCGACGATGTACAGGTACTTGTCGAGGCGGTCTTTGATGAGACTGTAGGTTTCGCCGTGTTCGCGGATGTACTGCGGCACATTGTACCGTCGAATCTGACAGATTTTCGCGATGAGGATTTTGATGATGTCTTCCTTCGGCATCTCCAAGCTGAAGAACAACACCGTCTTCCGCAGCTTCACCGTCCAGTACAGAATCCATTCAAGGAGGTTTTCGGTCTTACCGGAGTTCGACGCCGCGCCGAGGATTACGACGTTTTTCTTCTTGAACTTCGCTGCCTCGTCGATGTTAGGAAAGCCGATGCCAAAGTATTCCTCGTCCTTCAGCGCCTCCAGCGCAACGTAGGAATCTGTCGCGGACGCAATGTCCTTCAGCTTTTCCTCCGACGTGTCCTCCTTGATTGACAGGAGTTCCCTCACGACCTCGATGTCACGCTGCCAAACATCAGCGAGGTATTCTGCGATGTCCGCACGCACCATCGGATTGCTGACGGTTCGGATGAACTCTACGATATTACGCTCCTGCACTTCGCGGTCATCGGATTCGTCGATGATCTGCTTCGCAACGTAGAAGTCGATAGATTCGTATGTGCAATCGTCGGCAATGCTGCGACCAGCCACCAGCATATCGTTGAAGTCCTTGCATCCATCTGGGATGCGTGCGACCTTCACAACGATCTTCGGAGCGAATCGACGGAACAGATCGCGGGCGCGACGGACGAACTTCGATGCTTTGCCGTCGTTGTCAGGACAAAGGACAACCCTGCTATTCGCCACAGGCTGAAGGACTTCCTTGATGAGTTCGACGTGGCTGCGGGTGACAGAGATGCCGCAGTATGCAACGCAACACAACCCCTGCTGCACCGCAGACATGCAGTCGAACGATCCCTCGGCCAGCATCAGCGTCTTCGTGTTCCGCAGATTCTTCTGCGCCTGCGGAAGTCCGAAGAGAAATTCGCCCTTCGTGAATAATCCTTTGACGTTCTTCGAATTCTTGTACTTCGGCTTGCCCTCGAAGAAACGGTAGAGGAAAGCGACGGGACGTTTCCACGAGTCGTACATCGGAATCGACAACGCTTTGAGCTTCGGAGAGTACCCGAGGCCGTAGGCTGCGATGGTTTCATCGGTCAGCCCGCGCTTGTGCAGGTAGTCGATGACGGTATCGAGATGCTTCTGCATCCCGCGCACCCACACCTCGTTCTTCTCCGTGATGCTGCGGTGCTGGCGGTAATCATCGGAGTCATCGATGGTGAGTCCGAAGTCATCGCAGAGAGTATGCACCGCCTGATCGAACGTGCAACCATCGCGCTCCATGACGAGGTTGATGATGTTGCCGTGCGCTCCGCAGGCGAAACAGTAGAAACGATTAGTGTCCGGGAAAAACGCGAGAGACTGCGGATTATCGCCGCCGTGGATGAAGCACTTGCAGCGGTACGTGCCATCGGGACGCGCCTGTGCATCGCTGACGTATTCGACGATACTCTTCGACAAAATCGTATCAACAACACTCATGCCTCATCGTCTCCCGATTGCGTCTTCGCGGTCATGGCATTGCTCCCTGACCTTCAAAATCTGTTCGAGGTAGCTGCGGAAGTCATCGGCTTCACGCTGATCTAAGCCTCCGAACGCATCGGAGGGATAGTAGTCCTCGATGTCCCGGAGCATCCCTGATACCTCCCAGTCCTCGAACGAATTGATATTGAGCTTGATGTAGTCCGACACTAACTGCAATGCGTATGTGTGGCGCGGCAACGCATATCGCAGAGCAAACACTAGTACCGTCCTTGCATCCTTCGATAGCATTGAATCACTCCCCGATAACGAATGCGATAACAATGGCTGCGACGCAAACCACGAGCATCATCCAATCTCCCGGCTCTGCATCATTCATGAAATCACGGATGAAAAAATTCATTTGTCCACCTTCCATACAAAAACCAGCGGGGCAACTATCATCACGACCCCGAGGATTGTCAACGAAATACAGATTGCCGTCATACGAACTCCTCGGCAAGCTGCGAAAAGCGCCCACGGAAATTCTTTGTAAGCTCTACCTTCTGGCCGATGTGCTCGGCGAGGTAATTTCCGTAGCCTACGAAGTCGAGATTGTGATTCCCGTGATTGTCCTTCTGCAAACTATCACCGATCAATGCAACATGGCAGTTGTCGTGGACACGGGTGAAGATGAGCTTCAGTGTTTCCGTGTCGCAGTTCTCGGCTTCGTCGATAATGACCCCAGCATCCTCGAAGTTTACACCACGGAGGGTACTGTCAGTCACGAGAACCAGTCTGTTTGTGCGCCGCAGTTCGTCAACCTCGCTCGGGAGATACCCGAGGCGGAGCATTGCGTCATACACGGGAGTCCACAGGCCGTTCGTCTTTTCGTCAATGCTGCCCGGCAGAAAGCCGTTCTGCAAAAACCGCTGGGACACCTTCTGGATGTACACGACTTTTGCAATAGTACCATTGGCAAGCATATCGACCATAGCTGCCATCGCGACGATGGTTTTGCCGGAGCCAGCGCGGGCCTCGCAGAATGTAAAGATACCACCCTCGATGCTCTGGAATAGCACCTGCTGTTCCAGCGTCATCTCACCGTAGAATCGGTCGCGGTCTTTGTTGTTCTTCAATCTGACTTCTCTAGTCTTCATAGCATCACTCCAATATCTCCACGTCGATGTACTGGCGTCCGAAGGAAAAGCATTGCTCCTTCGTCTCCATCATCAGATCAAGACGGTTTGAATAGCCGCCGCCGAACCTGTCCATTACTTCATAGATGCGACCGTTGATTTTCAGCAGCGTCCCGAAGGGAAGGTCATCGCAGGCGACGGAATAGAACGGGATTCCATAGCGTCCACTCGCGGTAACGTTGTCTCCCTTGCCGCACTCATCGCTGTCCTTCGTATACGCCGAAACATTCATACGAATTATGCGTGGCTGCTTCTTCGGCTGAATCTCTGGGGTCGCATAGATTTCTGTGTTGTCAATGTGGAAGTGTCCAGAACTCGTCGTAGGATTCCACATCAACATTATCGCTGCTACTGTAGCTAATGTTTTACTCTGTAAGTTCGAGACTCTTCACCTCCGTGTCAATTTTGAAATAGCCATCGGCAATCTCATCATTGAAGCGCTCGTTCGCCATGTCTCGAACGTACCCGGCGAAACGCTGCTTGATGTCATCGGCATTCTTCTGGAACTTCGCAAGGATTTCCTTGTCATCTTCGTCCGTCTCCTGCTCATCGTGGACATGGATGCGGAGAACAACGTCGGCGTCAATTTTCATTGGCAACCTGCTCCTTCCGATGACGGCGATGCAGCTCCATCTCTTTGCGTGCCTCGGCCTCGACGATCTTCATGTGATCCTTGTGGCGATTGATGTCCATCATCGGAGCTTTCGCCGCTGCATAGTGGTGGCTCTTGTTGAAATGCTTTGCGAGCTCCACGAGTTTTCCTCTTGCTACCATAGATTCCTCCGTTCTCATACCGTTATACCGTTATAGAGGTATACCGTTATAGCCCCTTCAACAATGCAAGGTAATCTTCGACGTGCGTCTCCGTGATCTTCGTCGTGCGCTTCTCACGGTTCCACGCCGCTGCCTTGTAAAACAGATCGCTCATCGAGAGGCCCGGCTGATTCCCCGTCTCGTCCATGTACTCATGGAACAGGTCGAGGACTTCCACGTCGAGCTTCTTGAAGAAATTGTAGACGCCAAAGAAATGCTTCGTCGGCTTCGGGCCAGCAAAGGCTTTCACATTGGCCGTCTGTAGGAACTGCAACGTCAGCACGTATGGCTTATTGCATTGCTCCCAAGGCTTCTTCATGATATCTATCGAACACCTCCCGCAGTTTTTCCGCGTTGACACCAGCGATGCCATTGATGCCGCTCGGATAGTAGACCAGATGATTCCGATACTTCTCCGCGACCATCTGCTGCGCTTTCTCATCGGGGACGTAGGAGCAGATCGCGAAGATGTACGATGCGCCAGCGATGACTGGTACAACATCCTCGATGCGCCCAGTCACCATCGTAGTGTTCCACGTCGAGAAGCGCTGCGTTCCCTGCGCCCACCAATCGTCGAAGTCATCGATGCCGATGTAGCCTCGGTGCTCCTGAAAGAAATATGCCTGCGCTCCCATGTAGCAGCCGAAGTCCACGATGATGAAGTCCTTCGGGATGACATCGGCCACCGCTCCATACACATCGGCGAAGCACAGGAAGTCATAGTCCAATTCGCAGAGGTCTTGGTCGAGCAACGGGTCTAAGACCTCCTGCGGAATCATACGACGCAACCTCTCATTCTGGGTCATTCACACCGCCTCCGTCCATTTTTGAGGGGTAAATCCATTCTAGGGTATCCAGCGTTCGTCCTAAGCGATTCTCTGCATCCACGCAGTAAGTTAATCACAGGATTCAGCAGACGCGATTCTGCGAGGCGTCAGAGGGGCACAATAGGCTGATTCTTTGTTCAGTCCATCGAAGACTCTAAGCAGCCCCTTGTACACTACATAGAGCGCTTCATCGGACGGCTCTACGCCAGCACCAACCATCGAGCCGAGAAGATCGGCGTAACCCTTCACAATCATTGACGCATCATGTTTGCTCAAATTGTATTCCTCCGAAAAAAATCAATGGTTATCTGCGGACAGCCCTCCCGGGCCGTCACGCGAAAACTTTCTGTAGGCCAAATCAGATAGGAACCTCTTCGTCATCATCGATTGCGTTGACGATACCGTCGCTTTCCTCGGACTCTTCATCGAGCGTGATGCCGAAGACGCTGAAGTCATCGCCGCTACCGTACTTCACCAGATCATCGACCGCGATGCTTTCGAGGTAGAGGTTGAGGCCGTTGGATGATGCCGTAGACCAGTAGACACCCGGCTTGAACGCGATGCGAACCTTCGAGCCATTGCCGATCGCAGTCTTCACATCGAGACGCTTATTCTTCTTAACGTCCACCACGGGGATGACCTTCTTCACATCCTCGCCCGTCGTGCGATCCTTGACGAACGCTGCGGTTTTGAACTTGAACAGCGTCTGGCCATCATCGTTCGTGTGGTACGGCATGTACGGTTCGTTGCGCCACTTCTTGCCGTCGACTCTGGCATTGCCTT